CCATCTCGCCAATGTTGCTTGAGATGGTCTGCTGCGACTTACCAGGAACCAGGGGCATCTTAGCCTCCAACCGAATAGGTGACGTTGAGAGACTGGCCTGTGCCAGCCACGATCACCAAGCCATTGGTGAAAAGCTGATTGACCGGGTGAACGCCAATCGTATTAGGCACCGTCACAAGGGCATTGGAGGCCGCCACAGCGCCCGTAGAGGCTGAGTTGTACACGGTGCCTGGGGCGCTGCCCGCCACGGTCACAGACACGTTCACGAGCCTCCCAGAGCCTGTGATGACCTGCGTGGCCGTTGTAGTGGTCGCCGTGGCAGAGGTGGTAGAGCCATACAGCCGAACTAGCGTCAGGTTTAGGGTGTTAACCCCAATGACGCCGTTCTTCTGGATTGTGGCAATGTCATCAAGACTGGCCATCAGAACTTCCCATCTGGCTGATACCGATACCGCATCGCGCCCATACGCCAGAACGAATTGAAGTCGTTGCTCTCCACCTTAATGGATACCAGCCGCCCCCTAAAACGAGGCACAATATACTGCGTGGCCTGCGTGACCGTGTAAGGTCCGTATGTTGTCGGCGTGTCGCCAGGGTAGTTCGTGACGTAGAACGTCAACTGAAGGTTGGCGTTGGTTGACCCGTTGAACGTGCCCCACTTTGCGTCGGGCCAGAACTGATCGATGTACGTCATCATGTCGCCCTCAGACAGGGCGAAATACCCCGTCTGGAAGCTACTGTTCATGGCCTGATCGCCGGCATTATAAGAAGTTTCGTGCTGGTAAATAATGCCACCAGCCGTGGTGCCGATCGGCGGCCCCAACACAGACTGGTTAATCCAGGCCGTGCGAGACAGGCTACCGAAGTCCCACTGGTTTAACCCAATGTTGTATTTCACGTAGGCGTTGACCTCACCGCCATTGCTCATGGTCGGGTAGTACCACGTCACCTCATTGAACTGAGAGTTAGGCGCAACCCGGATCTTATGCAGATTGGTTTGGTCCAAATCCTGGAAGATCACGTCCCAGATCGGGCACAAGACGGGCTGCACGCCATTGCCGGCAAGCATGTAGAACTGAGATGGGCCCATCCAGAACACAGCACCACCTATGGAGGTGGCCGCCTTGGACGCTATCAGGCCGCAGCCGGTGCCAAGCTCATTGAACTGGTAGATGTATGGCTGGCCCACATACTGCATCGACCAGACGGCAAGGTCAGTCCAGATAAGCCCCTGCTGCGGCCCCTGGATGGCACCAATAATCCTCGAGCCCTTGGGTATCCGGTAAGACCCGGCCTGATTGATAACCTGCCCGGCCCACACTTCATAATTTTCAACGTCGCACCAGCGGATCAGCAGAGGATCTTGAATGCCGTTAAACGTCGATCCCCAGGCGACAATCTGCCTCTGAGGCATGGCGACGAAGATGCCACCATTGCTTGAGGGGGCCTGAGCGATAGGCGTTGCAATCTGCTGGTTCAGCAGCGGCGACCAAGTGTAAATGGCCCCACCGCTGGGAGAGGAAGGGTCAGTGGATGGCGATACGCTGGTAGGGCAGGCAATAAGGATCTCGCCCCAGTGATCCAGGGACCAGTCAGATGTTGTGATTGTCGTGCCTACTGCCGCAGTAGGCGTGACGCCAGTGCCGTAGCCACCAGCACCATACCCACCCGCACCATACCCAGTGCTTGTCGGAAGCGGCCCATCCCCGTAGTAGTACAGGTATCGAGAGTTGCCACTGTTAATGCTAACCGTGGTTGTCGATGTTGCATCGTTTTGCGCGTAAAATGTAAACGTGTTGGTTGTGACGCTCAAGACAACGTAATTGCCAGAAAGGGTAACGCCACCAACGGTAGTTGGCACGAGAACGGGGTAGGTGTTTCCAACCACATACCCGTGATTGGCCAATGTTACCGTTACTGTATTACTGCCATTTGTCGTCGCAAACGACGCAACAGTGCCACCAGAGGCAGTAGACGTTGCCGGCGCAGGATTACCCAAAACATCAGTGGCATAAATTTGATATTGATTCGCAGACAAGAAAACGCAATCGTAAAACCCAAACAAAATCAAGCCGCCAATGCTGATATGTGTCTTAATAAACACCGCATCAAAGGACGTAATGTTGCTTCCGGTGTCAGTGATGGTAACAACATTAGAGCCGCTTGTTGTACTCACCGCCACAGCCACATTGTGCGTGTCGCACTGAGGTGTGATGGGGTCCACAACTCCATTTGTCAAAACATATAGCGGAGCGCCAATAGTGGCATTGCCGGTGGTCTGGCAGCCGACTGCCAGCCGCTTCACATAATTCATGTCCTCCCAGGCCAGCAAAGCCCTTGGCGTGCCTATGACAGAACCGTACTGGGTCCACCCACCCAGCTTCTGCGGCAGGCCAATACCCTGCCGATCGGGCACAAACCGGATCAGATTGCTGTAGGACAACGCCGCCTCATTCAGCGCCATCGTCCTATTTTCATCGACGCCAGGGATTAGCTTAAGAGTTGAATGCGGCATGGATTACCCCCTGGTCGGCGATGCGACCACAGCAGGCGACATAGAAGTCCACCCGCTGGACTCAAACTTCTTCCGGTACTCCTCAACCGTCGCGCTCTTCAGCAGCGTCTGGTACTGCGTCTCATACGTCACCGGCATCTGAGGATCGTTTGCCATGGCGGAACTGAAATTGCGCTGGAATGCCGCGATGTAGATCATCGATGCCATGATCATCAAATCAGGCAGGTAGGTCGAGATGAAGGTGGTGGTGTTTGCGGCAGACAGAGAGGCAGGCCTCACCGTGCCCACGATCTCCAGCGTATAAGCCCCATCAGACCAGGGCGCGAACAGCAGCGTGTTCTGTGTCTGCATGGCAAAGAAGTTCGGCACAGTCTTGTTGGTCGAACTGCCATAGACCCGGTTCACCCACTCTTTCGTCACCGGCAGCAGCGCCACTCGCGTACCATTATCCGGCGTAGTCGTGCCGGCAGGGGTGATCACGTTCACCTCCTGGATGGTGATGAAGGCATCTATGGCGAACGTCAAAGACCGGGTGCCGTTCGCCAGCGCGTAGCTACTATTGGTAGATACCGTGGTCAGCAGATCCAGATCACGATAAATGCGGTTTTCCGCATACGTGATCATCGACGGCAAAATAGCCACGAAATTGGGGTCAGTAGCCGGCACCACTGCCATTGTGGCAATCTGGTCCACATATGTCGCATATGTCAGTCCAGTGGTCATCTACTCAGCCCCTTAGTTTCTTGACGAAATCGCCTTAGCAATAGACGGCGCAATCTTCTCTGCGCTACGGCCAATCACATAACCGCCAAGCCCAAGCTGGACTATATCCCACAGTTTTAATACTTCTGCATCAGAAATTCCAGGGGCCGACCAACCAAGCCAGCGAGCCACAATCAAGCCCCCGAAAGTCAGCATCAAAATAGGCCGCCAGCTTGCCGCCAGGAAATGCTCAGACTGAGCCTCGGCCTTGACGATATCACCCGCCGCCTGATCCATAGCCGACTGATTGGCCAGCAGGGCCATGGTAAGCTCCTGCTGGACCTTGGCCGCCTGCTCAGGGTCAGGGAAGAACCTCTTCAGCGTGTCGCCCAGGATCGGTAATAGTGCCGGTATCAGCGCTGCGAACATCACTATTCTCCATAAATGCGAGATTAGCCCTCAAGCGCTCATCATTGGGCGCATGATCCAATGCCAGCTTGGCCTGCTCCTTGGCAACATCTTTCAGCCCCAAGTTCCACGCCGCCACAGCCGCCAGATCATGCGCCCAGTAGCCCCACACAGCAGGGTCACCAGTGTAAACCAACGCACGATCCGTAATGGTCAACGCCCGGAACGAGTAGGCGTAGCACTCATGCCACCGGCTCTGCTGGTACATCAGCATGGCCAGATTGCACCAAGGCTCTCGAGTGTTTGGCCCCTCGCCGGCAGCCTGGAGGAACCACTTCTCTGCCGAAGCCTGATCGCCCATGGAGTTATACGTCTGCCCCAGCAGGCGCATGGCGTAGCAGCGCTCATTCTGGTTGCTGGCACCATTCATACCCAGATAGTGCGTCAGGGCATCACGAGCCTCTGGCCACCGCCGGTAGAAGGTCAACTCGCGGGCGTAGTAAAAATAGTGAGTAGGGTCGCTGGCATCTTCTTTCACTGCCGCCTCGAGGATTTCCATATATTGGCCACGGCTTTTGGTCGGGTCAGGATGGTGGGTCACCAGCAACGCATCAGTGCGTGCCACCACTTCCTGCATGCGGGGATCAATCCGAATCTCTTCATGGCACGGGTGGTGCCAGTGATAGCCGGCTCGGCTGTGGATCTTATGGTGGGGGAACCTAAGCCCGCTGCCCCAGTCAAACAGATACCAGAGGTTCGTGGTGTCAGGCTGCCACACACGCTCAATCTCTTCGCGCCAGCCGGGTTCAAGAACCTCATCAAGATCGAGGCTGATGCAGACATCAATATCACGCGGAACTAGCGCCAGAACGGCATTACGGGCCAGATCAAAGCGCCAGGGCTTGATGTGGATATCATGCACAATGGCTCCATGCCGGGCTGCCTCTTCGGCTGTTCCGTCCGTACTGCCGGTGTCGGCAATCACAATCACATCAGCATCCTTGGCTGACTTGCAAAACCTCTCAACAAAGTGAGCTTCGTTTTTGGCGATGGCGTAGATTGCAATTTTCAAGCGGGGCCTCTCAATCAAACCCCATTCCAATGCGTACTGGGGCCGGTTTTTGACAATCCATGGTCGCGCCTCATCAACATGGCGCTTCGTATCGTGACCTATGGTAGCCGACCCAACGTGAAAGACAAATGCGCGGGAGATAAAATGTTGATACCCCAGGGCGCGAAGATCCGCGCACTGCACATCATCTGAATACCAGTTGATTGGCGGAAATGGCGCGGCCTCAAAGGCCTCCTTGCTGATCCAGGCCAGGATGGGAGAGATGGCATAAGCCTCAACCGGCTTCCATTGGCCTAGAGGGTCACCCTTTTGGATATCCCTCACATTATCAGCCCTGGATGCCACCAGCCCCAGGCGAGGCACCATCCTCTTCAACGCCTTCACGTCATCCATCAATTTTCGGATGGTGGATGGCGTCAGGGCGATGTCGTCATTGGCGATCAGGATCTCATCGTGGCACTCAAACACCTCGCGCATTGCGAGGTTATAATCGTCACCAAAATTGCCCTGAGTGCCGTTAAAGACCCAGACTTCAACATCGTTTGGAGCATATTCATCCACCGTCTCCATCAGCCTGGAGAGGTGAGGGCCGCCCATCGTGCATACGACAAACGGGATCATGCACGTTCCAGAACTGTCAGGCCGTTGTTGTTTGAGTAGTGAGCCTTGATCCGCCATTCGGGGAATGTCGTAAGAAACTCCCACACAGCCAGAATCAAGCCGGGGCCACCATCATCACCCGTCTGGCCAAAGGTCACCGTGTCATGCAAAGCAATATATTTCAAAACGCTATTGTGAAACGTAAACAACTCATGCCGAAGCTGTTTGTACGTATGCAAAGTATCAATGAACAGCATGTCTGTTTCTGCGATGGAGCCTAGCTCTAAGGTGCTGGCTTTTATAAACTCGGCCTTCTTCCCCTCCTCAAAAGCCAGTTCAAACAGGTGCAGGGCGGCAGGATGCTGGAAGATGTCATAGCTCATAAGCTGCGCCTTGGAGGCCAGGAAAGCGGTTGTGCTTGAACCCCAGCGAACACCAAATTCAGTGACATGATCACATTCATTGGCCAGATCAAAAAGGGTCGGAAGGTGTTCGTTGATATCGCTGGGGGTGCTGGCCGCTGCTACGTATTGCGCCTGAATGGGGGTCATTTATCGGCTTTCTTATCCAGCTTCTCAAAGATCGCCTTCAGCATGTCCTTCATCTCGGTGATGTCCTGGCGGTAATCCGCTTTGCTGACATACGAAGTGTGCATCTCGCGCTCTAGCTTGATAAGGTTTTCCTTCAGCGAACCAATGGCATCCCAGACTGTCTTGAGCAGCCAGCCGAAGCCGGCAACGCCTAGTGACATCATGGCGTTGAAGATATCTTGTTGGCTCATCGCGGCACCTCTGGCCAAATTACGTTGTAGGGAAAGCCGGGCTGGCTTGGCACATCTCGCAGAGCCTGCCGGTAAGCTGCAAGGTCAAAGTTAAGACCATTGCCATCCTCCAGCGCCTTGATCACACGCCAGTCAGTGGCGGCGAGACGGGCATTCCGATCTGCGCGCACTGAGGATGCCTGCTGGGCATTGCGGGCGTCGATCTCATCCTGCGGGAGAGGCTCAATAGCCCACTGCTGAATCCAGGATTGCCCATCATAAACCGGGGCAATCTCAACCATGCGTTGCGTCAAAACATCAACCACCGGCTGATCCGAGTAATGGACCGGGAACACGTTCCATTCGGCCAGACTGGCAGGCGACAGGATGCCATTCGGGAAACTTGTCGAAGGGGTGTCCCGCATCAGATCAGTCTGCGTGTAAGGATACGCAACAATCTGATTGTCGATGGCTTTGACGTAGAGCATCTTAGTCTCCTAGTTGCTGCTTCAGCACCGCCAGCATCACCTTGGCCTTCTTCTGCTCTAGCCGCTCAGAGGCGAGAAGGCCAGTCAACTGATCGACAAAGCCAGACAGTTCAGCGCGGTCAATGCTGTTCATGGCGGCGATGGTTGCCAGCGCCAGCGTGTAGTTGTCGATGTTGATCTGGTAATGCATCACCTCTTGCTCGCGGGCTTCAAAGTTGATGGCGAGGATTTCCTCACGGGTCTTCGGTGTTTCTTTGGTGGTATCTGTCACTTATCTCTCTCCTAAGTGATTGTGTTGAAGGCTACGCCAAGGCCGCTGCCTATCGGCAAGGTGCTTGGGTTTGCATATTTCGTTCCAAAACCAGAACTAGACCAAGGGTATGCGGTTACATACGGGCTTGTGTTGTGGGCAAAAGCAATACTTGCTCCATCTAAACTAAAAGCAACGTCAAACGTAGTACCGGTAGGTGAAGTGGCTGGATCAGAATATTTAGTTCCAAATCCCGACCCTGACCAAGAATAAACCGAAACATATGGCGCAGTGCTAGATTGGGCAATAGCAATTGCAGAACTGCTTGGATTAAATGCTACGCCATCCCCTGTACCAGTCGGTAATGTGGCCGGATCAGAATACTTGGTTCCAAACCCAGAGCCGGACCATGGGTATGTTGATACAAATGGCGTTGATGAATGTGCTACAGCAATTGAAATCCCATCGGGACTAAACGCCACGTCATTTCCTTGGCCTGTTGGTAAAGTTGCTGGATTAGAGTATTTAGTCCCGAACCCAGAACCTGACCACGGATAGGCTGATATAAATGGTGTAGTGGCGTGAGCAACAGCAATTGCCGCGCTACTAGGGCTAAACGCCACACCATATCCGGTGCTGGCAGGAAGGGTGGCGGGGTTAGAGTATTTGGTGCCAAAGCCGCTTGATGACCATGGATATGCTGTCACATATGGCGATGTGACATGCGCCACAGCAACCGAAGCCCCATCTGGGCTGAACGCCACGCCATCTCCATTGCCTGTTGGTAAGGTGGCAGCGTTGGCGTATTTGGTGCCAAAGCCGCTTGAAGACCACGGATATGCCGTCACAAATGGCGTTGTGGTATGGGAAACAGCAATTGCCGAGCCATTTGGGCTAAACGCTACTCCGTTACCTTGGCCTGTCGGCACCGTCGCCGGATTGGTATATTTCGACCCAAACCCACTTGACGACCACTGATACGCCGAAACAAACGGTGTTGTAGTGTGAGCAACAGCAATCTGCTGAGCCGGATACCCGCCGGATGCGAAGGCGACGGCATAACCATCGCTGCTTACGGCAGTTGATGGATTGGCGTATTTCGCCCCGAAGCCGCTTGAGGACCACGCATAGACTGCAATGTTGGGGCTGGTACTATGCGCCACAGCAAGGGCTGTAGCGTCTCCGCTAAAAGCAACGCCGCGCCCCGTGCTGGTGGGAAGCGTGGATGGGTTTGCGTATTTGGTTCCAAAGCCGCTTGATGACCATGGATACGCATATATATATGGTGTTGCGTCTGTTGTCACAGCAATAGCGTCGTTGTTAGGGCTGAAAGCCACGCCATTTCCATTAAATCCACCCGGCAGAGTTGCAGGGTCAGAGTATTTAGTTCCAAACCCAGAACCAGACCATGGGTATGCTGTTATGTAGGGGCTGGCATCGTGCGCGACAGCTATTGCGGCTCCAGAAGGACTGAATGCGACGCTCCTGCCAGTGTCTGTTGGCAAAGTTGCAGGGTCAGAGTATTTAGTTCCAAAACCAGAGCCTGACCATGGGTATGCTAGAATGAAGGGACTGGAACCATTTGCGACAGCTATTGCAGAGCCATTTGGGCTAAATGCTACGCCATAGCTACTGTTTGTTGGCAAAGTTGCAGGATCGGAGTATTTAGTTCCAAAACCAGAACCTGACCATGGGTATACTGTTATGTAGGGGCTGCTGATGTAGGCTACGGCAATTGCAGAGCCATCAGGACTAAATGCGACGCCCCGAACGTCGCCTACCGGCAACGTCGCTGGATTAAAATATTTAACTCCATAACCATTACCTGACCACGGATACGCATGAATATAAGGGCTTGAGTCTGTACCCACAGCAATTGCCGATCCAGTCGGGCTGAAAGTTACAGAAAAATGAGTTCCAGCAGGAGAAGAGGCGGGATTAGTATACCTTGCTCCAAACCCACTGGCATTGGTCCACGGATACGCAAAAACGCCCGTCGTACTGCCACACACAGCAATCGCCCGAGACGCCACTAGATTTGGCGTGAAGCCTGCGACCTGAGTTGTATTCGCGCTAAACATTACAGGTAATTCTGCCCAGCAACTGAACCGAGCCAATTCGTCCCGTCAGCGGTGAACACAAACTTATCCCCCTTACTGGCTGTCGCCGTGATCGTCGGCGCTGTCGAGGATGGCCACTTAACCGCAGCAGGCCACGTCACAGTTCTAGAACCTGTGGCATCTTGCTTCAGGAACATCATGAATGATTGCCCAGCAGTGGCGGTCGGGAAGGTGAACGTGCAGTTCCCCGTCAATGTCAGGATTTGGAATGTGCCGCCCGACAGCAAGACCGTATAAGCCGTTGTGGTGTTGGCCGTGGTCGTCTCTTCGGTGTAGCCGTCATTCACGGTGACGGCGGAGACGGTAAAGCTGGTCAGCGTGTTGGTGTTACCCAACGTGCCGGCATTGTTATACAGGGCATAACCAGACGTGCCGCTGGCAACGGTCGTGGTGCCAACCGTAATTGAGTTGGGCCCAGTTGCGCCAGTAGCGCCTGTAGGCCCTGTAGGGCCAGTGGCACCAGTATTACCTGTGGCACCAGTTGGTCCTGTTGGCCCTGTAGGGCCGGTGCCGCCAGTTGATCCTGTAGGGCCAGTGGGGCCGGTGCCACCAGTTGATCCTGTAGGGCCAGTAGGCCCAGCAACAGTCGATGCAGAACCAGTAGGTCCAGTGGGGCCCGTAGGCCCAGTAACACCATTCACCAACGCCAAGAAAAGACCAACACCATTGGCAAAATTAGTTGTGCCCGTGCCGCCTGAAGATATAAGCGTGACGGGATATGTCCAATAGCTATTAGCCGCGCCAGGGTTGACGTTTGTTGGCGTTCCAGAAATTGTCCATTTTTGGAAATTGGCGCTTACATTTTGATCTTGAATAACAATAGTTTCAGTTTGAGTAAGCAAAGCCAAAAAGATATCAATATCGTCGTTGTCTCTGGTTAAATGGCTAACGTTAATGCTGCTCGCGCTAATTTGTGTGGAATTGTTCCATAAGATATTTCCATCGCCCGGATAACCAGACGTGATGTTTGCGCGAGCGTTATACAAGAAAAGACTTGTAGAAGTGCCTTGCGCGCCAGTGGCACCAGTTGGTCCAGCAGAGCCTGTTGGGCCAGTAGGCCCTGTAGGCCCCGTAGGCCCTGTAGGGCCAGCCACAGTCGATGCAGCGCCCGTAGGGCCAGTAGGCCCTGTAGGACCAACACCACCAGTACCACCAGTGGCACCAGTAGGCCCTGTAGCTCCAGTGGCTCCAGTAGGACCAACAGGCCCACCAGAAGGGCCAGTGGGGCCCAAAGCACCCGTGGCACCAGTAGGGCCAGTAGGGCCTGTAACACCCGCCACACCAGTAGGCCCAGTGGGGCCTGTGGCACCATTAGAACCAGCGCCACCCGTAGGCCCGGTAGGACCAGTAGGACCGGCACCACCAGCCGTCCCAGTCGCACCCGTGGCACCTGTGGCACCAGTCGCCCCAGTAGGCCCTACAGGCCCACCAGAAGGCCCTGTAGGGCCCAAGGCTCCCGTGGCACCAGTAGCCCCAGTGGGGCCAGTAGGGCCAGTCACACCAGTCGCGCCCGTGGGACCAGTCGCACCGGCCACGCCTGCAATACCTTGAGGCCCCTGCGGCCCTTGCGGCCCAGTCGCACCCGTGGGGCCAGTAAAGCCGACATTACCTGTCGGGCCAACGGGGCCATTAGGCCCCTGCGGGCCAGTAGCGCCCGTAGGGCCAGTAGCGCCCGTAGGGCCAGTAGCACCAGCCTGACCTTGGATACCCTGCGCCCCCTGCGCCCCAGTGCGACCAGTGGGGCCTGTAGGACCAGTGGGGCCAACATCACCCTGCGGGCCTGTGGGGCCTCGCGGCCCAGGCGCTAGGCCGGCAATCTGCAATGAAGTAACGCGAACAGAAGTACCCGCCTGCACAGCCTCAAGCTGCTCAGTGCCACTCAGTGAAGTGGCAACAGGCAAATTCGGGATTTGAACATTGGCCATTTATAGCGGTCCCGTCTTCGGTACTTCCGTATTGTTGTATGGCAGACCTGGGTTGTTATTTCCAGGGGCATTTGGATCAGTGCCCGGCTGCTGGTTCTTACCGCCCGGCGGCTCACCAGTCTGCTGTGTCACACGGTTCTTGTTGTTCTGCGTAATACGGGTATTGCCGCCAGGAACAGGAATGCCAGTCTGAGCATTCACCGTGTTCTGCCCCGAGGTAACCCGAGTGCTTGTCTCAGCCGTCACAAAGTCCTGAATGCGAGGGTTAATGACGGGCATGGGATCAGCAGGGACAATGATAGCCCTCAACTGGTTTTGCGGGTCATCATAGCACACCCGACACACCAGGATCCGCTTGTTGATCATCGATGCGCCGGCCCAGTCGTATTGCCAGCTAAGATTGACGAGATTTTGCCGAAACCCGCACCTGTCGCAGATAGCATGCGCCTGGGGGCTGGTGGCGCTGGTTCTAGCCCGGCCAGATTGTGAGGCGTAAGCCATGCAAAGCCTCCACTAGGGTCGGAAATAGCCAGATATCATCGGGCTGATGTACTGCGCCGCCGTCTCCACATTCTGTTCCGCAGCCACGTTGTAGCTTTCGTCAGCCACCGCCTTAAGCCCCTGAGCCATCTGTGGGGCCCAAACTTTTGAAAGGCGGTACGCAAGCCCGTCAGCAAACGCCTCAAGCCAGAAATATGGGATTTCCACATTCTGGCCGCTCGTGAAATTAGAATCTTGAACTTGGCGCGTCTTATAATACACCAGATACTGAGCGCTGTAGCCATCCGGAACAGGCCAGAGTTTAACACTGCCGTTGATGAGGCGATCCTGCCAGTAAACTGTCGGAAAGCCCTGCTGCTCCTTGTTCGGATAGCTCGCATACTCCGTGCGGCTGATCGGCAGGATGATGCGATCAATCGGGTTAGAATTGCCATTGTCGATCCTGATGTAGGTGTCCAGCATAACCACGGTGTTGGGATCAATCGTGTATGTCGATTGCCCCGCCACCAGCGGCACAGAAATCCTCTCAACGGTCCAGAGGTTCACACCATTGTTGGACCAGTTGGCCAGCATCATGTTGGCGGCAATACGCGCCGACTCCATATGCTCCTGGGTCAGCGAGGTGTTGCGGATGCCGATCAGATTGTAGGCATACAGAACCAGTTCGCCCAGCGACGGATCAAAATTGTATGTGCCGCTAGTGGTCATGGTTTACCCCTAAGCGTTGGCGTCGTTTTGGATGTAGATCACATGGAACTCGCCGGTGACAGCACTGCCGGCGGTGCTTGATGTCGCCCGCATTTCAATGTCTGTTTTTTCTGGCACCATAATTGGAGTATCAAAATGGCGATCAAAAGAATTTCCAGCGGTCATTTTACACGTTGATTCTACCACAAACACAGAGCCCAATTTCCTTAAATTAAGAGAGCCAGTAATTATGACATTGGCCGTTGTGTTTCCAGAAGTCCAAGCACAAGAAGTGATGTAGGCCGTGTACCCAGCCGGCACCGTCCAAAATGCCTGCTCAGACACGTTGTACCCAACAGAAACATACCCATAGATCGTCGCAGGTACACCAGACGTAACCGTGCCAACGCCAGCATACAAAATGCCAGCAGCCGTGCCGCCAGAACCTGCCGTCAAAACTTCCATGTAGTGAAACCGAAGGTAGCTGTTCACAGTGTTAACAGCCGTCTGCCCGTTCAACGTCACGGTTTCAGAGATTTCGTTGTAATCGGCATCAAGCCCATTAACCAAAACCGTCCTGGCACCAGTGCCGGCAGCAGCGTCACTTGCGCTGGCGCTGGAGATCTTCAGGACAGTGGCCGCAGATGGGTATGCGTAAAGCGTGCCGCCACCCGGCCACAAGGTCGAGAGGGCCGTTCCCACGCTTGTGTTTGTGCCAAACTGGAACAGCCGCTCATGCCAGGAGATCTGGCCTCGAGCCACCTGAAGCTCAAAAGGCTCAAAACGACCACTTTGGGTAATCGACCAAGCTGTAGTGGGCATTATGCTTTATCCTTCTTACGTCCAGCGCGCATCGCAGTGACGTTATCTACCAAATTCGGCCAGGGCCTGCCAGCAGCACGAGCGCTAGCCTTGGCCGAAGTAACCTGCTTCCGGCTCATGTGCTTATCACCAGAGTCCTTCGGAGCATCTTTTTCCCAGAAAGCCTTTTTCATCAATTGCAATCCCACTTGCGAAGAGCCTTGTTGATCCTGCTATTTGGATCATTTGCCGTCTTAGCGCCAGTCAAATGCTTACGCATCCCCTCCATCCGCGAACAGAAGTTGTCCCGGCGAGATGCAGCTACTTTGCTATGCTTCGCCGTTTCACGTGAAACAGGCGGCTTTATGTCGTGACCTTCAGCACGCAACGAGGCTCGGCCCTTTGCATTCAATCCACCAGAAGGGTTTTTACCTTCTTTACGTGTCCATGCACCAGCCATCACATAACCCCCTCTAAGAAAAGATGGGGGCCGAAGCCCCCACCTGATTAGTCGATAGAGACGGTATGCCGACCCTTGGCCGGCGTGCCGCTGTGGGCGCTAGAGAGGGGGCTGCTGTCAGCACCCACGCGGCCACCGGCCTTGCGGGGCTTGCGGCCCATGTGAGCCTTAGCAGCCATGCCAGCCACCTTGCCCATAGCCTTGCCACCACGCTTGCGCTCTTCAGCAGCCTTGGTGATCTTGGGGGCATTCACGCGGCTCTCAGGAGCCTCACGAATGTCCTGCTCATACTCACGAGTGCCCATGCTGGGGGAGTCCATCCCACCACCAGAAGCGCGATTTTTACGACCCTTCATGAGGTGTCTCCTTATTGCTGAGCGTAGATGATCGTCACTTCCACATAGCCGGCGCTGGTAGCGCCAACCGGAGTGACGGTAACAACAACCGGCGCTGACGTTGCAGCAGCAGCACCGAGAACAGTCACACCGCTCATCGCCGCAAGCTGCGCGGCGCTGAAGGTGATAGAAGCGCGGCCAGCAGTCTTAGCGTTTACGCTGCCAACATACTGCGTACCAGCAGCGGCAGTGCCAATGCTCAGAGTTGCAGACGTGGCAGAGTTGAACGCCGTCAGAACGTCAATGTTGAAGTCGATGATCTGCGAGCCAGCCGGAATGTAGATGGTAGACGAAACGGCAGTGGTGCTGTTTTGAGTGATCGTCGTAGTTTGGATGAGGGTCACATAGCCCTGGTTGGGGCCGTTAGTCTCGCCAGACTGAAGATCACCAGACAGAACCGGGCCGCTAAAGTGGGTAGCCGCCATTTTAGTGGTTCCTTTCTGTTGAAGAGGTGGAGAGCGTCACGTTCGGGTTACCCTCACTATGCAGCTTCAGATACTCAACTGCGTTCATGAGGATCTCCGTGCTATCTTTCAGCTTACCAATCCCGGTGTTGCAGTCTGAACACAACAGCCCCCGGATTGCTCCAGTGATGTGGCTGTGATCCACAGACAGAGCTTTCAGCTTCCCACCACGCTTTTGCGTTTCGGGTTGAAGGCAAATAGCACACTTGCCTCCTTGAGCATCAAGCATCTTGTTGTAATCTTCCAACGAAAGGTTAAAGCGCCTTTGAAGGTGCGTCTTGCGCCAAAACACAGGGTTTTGTTCGCGATGCGCCTTCATGTAATCGGCACGGGTATCAAATTCCGACACGTTGCCAGTGCCTTGTGACACCTGCAAATTGTCAAAACGGCAATCTTTTTTATCACCATTTTTAAATCTAATACGCCGATCCGGCCATTCTCCAGTCATGTAAAACCAAGCAAGCCGCCCATCGGTCACTTCTTCGCCTTCAAGACGAATATAGCGATACCCATCGGTATCGCCAGAACCACCAGCACGACTGCCCGCCCTCACATTTTTGGCGGGGCTAATTTTCCACACAAACGCGCCAGTGGCTGGATTGTAATCCAGCGCCTGCCGCACTTGCTCGTGTGAAAAACTAGGCACCTTTGCTTTACCCTTCATTTTTTCCCTCTCTGGTTCACTATGTTTGAACCGTAAACCAGAGAGGGGGAAGATTGTCAACTCCAGGATGGAGCTTTCCAAAAACCCTTTTAGATCATTAGGTTGGAAAGCTACCATAGATTGCACGGAAGTTATAATATCCGAAGCTGTACCTCTCGTAGCCTTTCACCAGGAGGTTATCCGTGACGAAGTCGACTTGCATATCCGTCTCAAACTTGATGCGCTCCATGTAGGAGAGGCCATCAATGTTCGTGAGCAGGAACCAAGCGCGGCTCGACGTGAGGAAGTCGTTCACCATGTACGACTCTGGCAGGCCGCCAGCGGTCATCATGATTGCATTGACATCGTTGTCGGCAGTGCCAGGACGCAGTTCGGTCTTGGTCAGGCGGATAGCAACCGGCTCAAGCTGGGGCGGAACCACCAGCTTGCGAGCGCGGGCGAAGACCTTCAGGCCGGCCTGATCCTTGAAGTTCGTACGAACGGCGATCATGCCGTTCAGCAGCGTGGCTTCATTCAGGTCAACGTCAGTCGTCGGGCGGTTCGCAACCGTGCCACCGTCAATCGGGTGGTCGGTGGCGCACAGAGCCTTGCCGTCACCACCAATCGACGCATTGTAGGTCGTGGCGGTGTTCAGCACGTTCGCGCCGTAGATTTCCTTGGTCTGCTGGAAGGACTCGATCAGACCGAGGTTCGACGGGTGGAACTGCGTCTTGTACAGGTTGTCGTCGATCGCCTTGCGGGTGATAGCATACCCCAGGGCGATTTCGGTGTGTTCCTGGTTGTACACAAAACGCTCACCAGCGCCCGAGTCAAATGCAGTCTGACCACCTTCGGTCTTCAACTGCGCAAGGCCCAGGTACCGCATTTCAGCAGTACGCTCGAGGGCCATCTTCGAGTCGTGCTTGGTGAACACCTTGTCGTACTGCGACGGGATCATCTCATACTTGCCTTCGACACCGCGAAGGCCGGGCAGGAGAAGATCCTTAATGGCACTAAGATTAACAGCCATGGTTCTTGCTCCTTACGAGATGCCGGTGGGGCCAGCGCCATTAGAGCGCAGCCACTCATTGTTGAAGCCAACAACCACCCAGTTAGAGGCGGAGTTCACATCAGTGCCAGGACCACCGGGCGGCTGCGTGATCAGATCGACCACAACAAACGGGAAGGTGACCGTGGTGCCCAGGCTGTTCAGGTACGCACCCGAAATGCCGGTGGAGGTGTTGCCCGTGCCAATGGCAAACTGAGCATACTGACCAACAGGGCTGCTGGTGAAGGTGCTGAGAGTGCCGCTGATGTTGAACGTGGTGCTGTTGCCCTGCACCACAAAGCGGGTGTTGGGGTCATCAATCACATACGCTTCAACGTCACCAGTTGCATCAGAACCGGGCCAGTAGTTGCTGAACACGGGGCGCTTCTGCGACGTGGACAGATACTTGCAACCCACGAAGATGCCGGCCAGCGTGGTCGTGCCGGGCGAGGCCTGCGTGATGTAGCCGTTGGCGGTGCTGACGACCGGCATAACCGGGTCGCCATAATAGATGGCCGTGGTGTTGCCAGCGGCAATTCGGCGGGCAGTCTGAGCGAAGGTCGGTGCGCCACCAGCCCCACCCTGATACTGCCGGAAACCAAACGGTGCATTGGTATTTGGCACTGTTTGTGATCCTTATACTAAGCGCATCATCGCACGCCGGGGCGATTCAGGGCTGGGACATCGTTTTACCCTTCCGCCGGGGAAGGACATATTGGCCTTATAAGACCAAGCGAATAATGATTGCCAGCATTTTTTGTAAAAGAAAAGGGCAAACCGCTTACACGATTTGCCCTTATGTAAAGAAAATTCGGTTTTCTTAACAATCAGTCCTGCGGAATTGGCATGGGCTCATAACCACGGCTGATTTTCGGCTTTACCTGGGCGTGGTCACGCCCAAATTGACCTTCAGGCGCTGAACCAAGCTGCGCCTCCTTGTGCTTCACCTGCTCCTTGGCATTGCGCTGGTCAATGTTGCGGAATTGCTCGGTGATCACCTTGGGCCGCATCATAAGCTGCATGCCCTTACGCTCGATGGTGTGATAATTGCCGTTGGCCGGCATCATCTCAGGGTGACGGCTGGCAGGGACAGTCTCCCAGCCCGCGCGTGCCAGTTGGACCTGATACGCAGGGTCTTCCTGATTGTAGATGGTCTTGCGCTTCCACTCATAGCTCCAACCATCAGGGATCTTGTGGGGCTCGATGTAGAAGTCGTCAGTGCCCTCATCCAGGCCGCCCAGGTGCTGCATAATCTCAGCAGCGCGGCGAGCAGCAGCCGCACGAGGGTCTTCCTCACGCATAGCTGGGCGCATGGCCGGGCGAGAGACAGCAGCCTCCTGCTCAGGCGCTACAGCCTGCTCAAGAACTTCGCCTTCAGCGGCATCAACGGGGAGAATGCGACGGGGGCGGCCACGCCGGCCACGAATAGGAGCTTCCATGTTCTATTTCCTTCTCAGTGCAACTTGCCTTCGCGCTTCAAGGCGATCTTGTTGCGCGCGTAATCCTCGGGCGACATGCCCATCATGCTAGCCATCTCACGCTCTTCGGAACTGAGCCTCACAACATTAGGCCGGGTGCCAGATGCCGTGCCAGAACGAGACACAGGAGCAGCAGCAGGGGCCGATCGACGTTGTGCCGGCGCGGAAGCAGAAGACAGGGCGGATTCCTGCTCAACCACTGGCGCGCCAATACCCAGAACCTTTTCGACCGAAGCAAAATACTCGGGCGTGTCGGATGCAATGCCGTCAGCGGTCACAAGATTGTGCGCTGCAATCATCTTCTGGGTCAGGCGAGGCGTGCGGGCATACTCAGGATGGGCCCGAACCCACGCAGCAGAAGGCGCAGACAGTTGCGAAGCCAGTTGCTCAACCGGATCCGCATGCTGCACCTGCTGAACAGGCTGCCTTGACTGAGCCTCCATGGCAGACATGCCGTTTTCAAGCTGAAGCAGCTTGGCGCGGGCGTCAGCCATCGCCTCCTGGTACTCGGCGGCGCTATCATAGTCGCCAACAGCCATCGCCTGCTTGTAATTACCCTTCAGGATATCCCCTTCGCGCTTCATCGTGTCGATGGCAGTGCGAACAAGCTGAAGGTTGGAGCTATCCACCTCGCTACGGGCCTGCTGGGCCTGCGAGGTAGCCTGATGAGCGCGATATTCCGCCTCTTCACGGCCCTTGCGCTCAACTTCTAGCCGGCGGCGCAGTTCTTCCACACCATCTTCGGCGGAAATGACCGGTTTTGCCTCAGTTTCAACAACAACATCAGGCGTTTCGGCCACAGGCTCATCAACCTGAACCTCAATTTCTTCGGTTTCTTTGGCGTCAGACATGAATTTTTCCCCTTACCAGACCTGATCGGGCGCAGTAATTTTGCCACGCACTGCCGTATCTTCCAAAATTCGGCACATCAGGTTGTTGATGGTGATACCCCAGCCGTCAGACGGGCGGAAAATCACCCAGTCGCCCTCATTCACCTCAATATCGGTGAACCACTGCTCGCTGGCATCGACAAAGGCCATCGGCCCCTTCTTCACCACGAGCCCAACCTTGCCCTGGATCTTATCCTCGGCCACGGTGGCGTCAGGAAGGTAAATCCCGCTCTTGGTTTTTGTCGGGCGCACGTAAATTGCAACCAGAACCTGATTATTAAACAGTTCAATGGTCGAAAGATCGCCAATATCCTCCAGGATACCGGCCTTAGGATCATTGACATGATCCATGGTCATAAACGGCATTGTTTTTCCCCTACCGATTGCTCTGACTAGACCGAATTTTCGCCTCTCCAATCAAGTCATCCATATTGCGAAGTGCCATTATTGCACCTTGCACATACGTTATACTACCATTTCCGGTTTGGTTAATAGGTGTGCTTACAAGCAACTCCTTTAGCCTCTCGATCTCTTCGGAAATGAGTCGATTTATCTCTTTTTCAAACATTGCTGCGTTGGTCAGCATGTCCAGATCTCTCCTTCTGGCCCCTCGCCATAGATGCCGGGCCGGGAAGGTGGGAGAGGAGACACCTTCCCGGCCCCATTCGCGCGCCTCTGTGCGGAGGGTCAGCGCGCGAAGGTCTTACTTACGGGGCGGCTTCAACCCGTAAGCATCAATCTTCTCCAAGCGGCCTTCACCGCCACCAGCACCAGCGTGCATCTTCGGGTAGATGCGACCGCCAGCCTTGCGAGCAGGGGGCTTCAGGCCATAGGCGTCGATCTTCTCAAGCCGACCTTCGCCACCGCCGGCACCAGCGTGCATCTTCGGATAGATGCGGCCACCAGCCTTACGACCAATGGGAGGCATCATGCCGTCTGGGCCACCAGGAGGGGGCGGCATAGGCATGGGGGGCATGCCACCACCACCAGGAGGCGGCATGGGCATCGGCATCGGAGGCATGCCACCAGGAGGGCCACCAGGGCCGCCAGGAGGCATGGGAGGAGGAACAGGGATAGGAAGGCCCTGGGGCGGGCGGGGCGGCATAGCGCCCGGCTGCTGGCCACCAGCGTTGATGCTGATAACGATGTTTGTCTTGCCCTTGCCGCCCTTGGCAGGCTTCTTCTTGGTGCTGCCAAACAGGCCACCACCATAGGCGCGGGCTTCACGGCCACCAGTCGGGCGAGTGCCGCCAGTGTAGTTGATCTCGCCGCCGTGAGCTTTGGCCGTCTTCTTGGCTTTGCCGCCGCGCTTCATGCCCTCAAGGCCGGCCTCACGAGCAAGCTGCCCGCGCCGGTTCATGATATTATTCATTATGTCCCCTTGAGAACCCGGGGATTGGTCCATGGTGGAAACAAAGCGGCCACCATGCTTGTTTGTCTCTTGATAAAGCCTATTCAATTCATCAGCCGACATTTCGCGCGATGCCGGAGCAGTAGCACGAGGGCGGGAAGGCGCACGTGGCGCAGAAGCGGCAGGGCGGGAAGGCGGCGGGGGAGCGGGACGTGCAGCAGCGGCAGAAGGAGCGGCGGCAGCATCAAGAACACCCTGTTCGCCAGCAAATCCGCGAGGCTTTGGCGCGAGTGGATTTTCTTCGCCGGCAAACATGCGTTCAGGGCGCGAAGGATCGGGGCGCGAAGCCATGGCGCGAGCCATATTTGCTTCGCGCATCCGCAAATCTTGAGCGACATCACCGCCGCCCATTTTATGAGCCCGGCCACCCTTCTTTAAGCCCTTAGCCGACTGCTGCCGGTCGTGCTTCTCATCCAGCTTGGACTTCTCCCAAGCCTCCATCTTCATGCCATGCTTCTTGGCCAGCTTCTTATCCTGCTCAAGGTCAGCCTTGGAGTGTTCCCACTCCATCTCGCTCACCTTCCCGCCCTTCTTCATCCCAACCATCTGGCCCACGCGGCTGCTGGTGGGCTGGAAGCCCATGCGCGCAGTGGGCACCTTGGACTGAGCGTCCAGAACGCGAGGATCTGCATTGCCGCCGTCAGCGCGCTTCATACGCCCGCCGCGCTTCATTCCACCAACGTGAGGCTTGCCAAGCTCGGCATTGGCCTCCTTCACGTTGCGGTTGATCTTGGCGTCAACGTACTCCTTGACCGAACCACCAGCCTTGCGGGGCTTGCGGTCAGAACGAGGCGCAGAGCATGAGCCCTCGGCCATCATGCCCACCTTGCCGCCGTTCTTGAACTGCCGGCGAGACACAGGCCGCAGGCCTGTCTTCGCTTCGGTGTTCATCATCTCGGGCGGCGTCCAGGTGGAAGCATCCACCTTCTGCTTGGGGTCACCGGCAGAACCAAGGCGCTTGGCCTTGGCATCCCTGGCGGCCCGAACGGCCTTGGCGCTTGTGTCAGACATTGGCAGTCTCCATGGAGTTACGGGCGTCCCCGTTCTGGCATTGCCAGTCAGAAAGCAATAACGCTTTCTGACGTTTTACAACAACAGTTTATTCACTCGTTGGGATTGCGGTCTAGTATGACACGTTGTTGGCGTTGATACTGTTCGCCCCAGCCAACGAAATCGTCCCATTTGCCACGTTGCCTACGCAGGCAGTGTAATCTGCGCCAAAGGCTTCCAACACCGAAGGCGAAACCGCCACGCTATCAAAGATATTGCCGTTCACAGAAACTTGTAGTGAACTCAGAAGATAAAGATCAACGTTGGTGTTGGCGACAAAATAGCAACCCATAAATGAATGTTTTGAACCAGATACCACTGCTCCAAAATATGAGTTGCTAATCTGGCAGGATGAAAATGACACCCCAGAGCAAGAAGCATTAATTTGAACAGCCGGCTGAGCTGGGCTTGCCCCAGCGGTGGCAAACTCTGACGCTGAAAATTTCCAGTTTGTCGATGACGCCATGATCAATGCGCCGCCTGGGCATGTGGTGAAGGAACACGCGGCAGCGTCTCCCCAATCCTGCCCATTGATATTAAGCCCAACATTTTGGCCGTTTGTTGAGCAAGATGATAGGCGCACACCCTCATCAAACGCCCCAGCGCCGCCATTTATATAAAACCCACTGCCGCTTCCATTTTGAACTTTACAAGAAACAATGTCTGTGTCGGCGCAATTGTCGATAAAAACACCGTTGACGACACTGGAGATGAACATGTTTGATATGTAAGTGTTGGCGCAATACCGTAAATATACGCCATTGTTAAATGCGCCTTCAATGTTCAAATCATTTATTCTAATCTGAGAACATCTGATTGCGGAGGAGGTGCCGTCAATAACTATGGCGTTGCAGTTTGTTTTTGAATTTACCAAAAGCTTCATTCCAGCAACGCCAAACCCTGTTTTTATGGAGGTGGCCGCTGCATAATAGAAGATTGACGTGTTGTTTGCCGCGCACAAAAGCAAGGTAGCTTGAGGCCCCGCACCGTACAAAATCAATCCTGCTTTAAGGGTCAATGAGTTTACTAGGTAAGACCCTGCTGGAAAGTAAAGCACTCCAGAAGCTGCATTGATGGCGTTTTGGATCGCGGTGGTGTCATTTGTGACGCCGTCACCAACAGCGCCAAAGTCTTTCACGCTAAAAGTGTCAGCAGCTTTAGATTGCCAAGTGCGGGTGGTCGCGCCAGATCCAGTCTGCAAAAAGCCCTGAAAGGTTGCAGCCACCGCCCCATTGCCGGTGTAGGCGTAGCCTGTTGGGCCAGTAGGCAGGCTTGCAGACCCAGGAGCGCCAGTGGGGCCTGTAGGGCCAGTGGGGCCGCCAGCAGGACCAGTAGGCCCTGTAGGACCTGTTGGACCAGAACCAGTAGGGCCAGTAGGACCAGTAGGACCGCCAGACGGGCCTGTGGGGCCTGTAGGGCCTGTGGGGCCACTAGAGGTAATGCCCTGAACAAATTTGTTTGTGCCGGTGCCGCCATCGGAAATGTTAGCAATAATGTTGTTGTTAATGACGTTACCAACTATCTGATAATAATCAGACGGGCCAGAATTAACAAAAACACCGTAGGCTTGAGTGGTTCCTACGCCAGTAAACGAAGTGTCATTGGTAATGTTGTTTCCTGTAATGGAAAATTTAGAAATGCCGGAACCAACACCAACTCCCGCGCAACCCGGAGTTACAGTAGAATTAAGGGTAATAATGTTGTTGTTTATGCCAGATCCAAAACCAGCATTTAACAAAATGCCAAATTGAGCATTTCCCCAAATGCGGGTATTGGTGACCAAAAGCTCGCTACGCCAACTGTTGTTTGTAACAATGCCATTTCCTGTAAAACTAGAACCAACCCAGCTTGTGGTAAGGAAGCAGCCTTCACCGCCATAAAGGCGGATTGCGTCATTCCATTGGTGATCGCACTCTAAATCAAAAGCATGCAACCATGTTGGGAACGAATAAGACTCAAGAGTGTATGGTGCCCCTACACTGTCTTGCATCAAGACAGCAGTGCCACCCCACAAAAACGCAGAAGCTTCAACAATTAAGCTGTGGGCATAAGAATCGTAAATAAGATGTATAAAGCTGGTTGAGCCAATTGTTACTTCAGAATTGTCCATAACAACACGAGAAATGACGCCTCTAAAACTACCAAGCTCAACAGTTCCATAGTATTTAATGCCGTAGGTTCCGTAAAAGGCGCGTAACTCACAGTCAACTATCTGGTTTCCGGTGCCCCACATGGAGATTCCGTTGCCCGTGCCGGTAATCTTGCATGTTCTTACTTCACAAAAGTATGCGTTGTTTTCAAAAACAACTGCGTGTCCGCTTGTTAAATTGCTTGAACCGGTTTTCCGCCGGATATTGATTGACTCAATGATGCAGTGCTGCAAACCCGAAATGGTAATGACGGCATTACCGCTCGTGCCATCCCACTCAATGATCGTCAGCCAGCCAGCGCCGCTTTCGCCGTAGATCCTCTGGCCGTTGGACACCATCGTCAGGCCAGTAACCACCCGGTAGTTACCCGGTGGCAGATAGACGTTCTTCCCCGTGTTCAGCGCAGCCTGGATGGCGGCTGAATCATTCGTAGTGCCATCACCAACCGCACCAAAATCCAACACTGAAACAAAATCAGCCGCCTTATTCTGCCAAGTGCGGGTGACTGCGCTTGTCCCAGGCTGCAAGAAACCCTGAAAGGTAGCGCCGGTGGCCCCATTCCCGGTATAGGCGTAGCCTGTTGGACCAGTGGGCAAATTAGCAGCGCCAGAAGGCCCTGTGGCACCAGTAGGACCAGTAGGCCCAGTGGGTCCAGTAGGGCCTGTAGGACCAGTGCCAGTAGGTCCAGTGGGCCCAGTAGGACCAGTAGGCCCAGTGGGTCCAGTAGGGCCTGTAGGACCAGTTCCAGTAGGCCCGGTGGGGCCAGTAGGCCCAGGAGGCCCTCCAGACGGTCCTGTGGGCCCCGTGGGGCCGGTAGCACCAGCGCCAGTAGGCCCAGTAGGGCCCGTTGGCCCAGTAGGTCCAGTGGCTCCAGTAGCACCAAACCCAGTAGGCCCCGTAGACCCAGTGGGGCCCGTTGGCCCAGTAGGTCCAGTGGCACCCGTAGGCCCGGCTGGCCCACCAGAGGGGCCTGTTGCTCCAGTAGGCCCTGTAGGCCCCGTAGGGCCAGTAGCGCCGGCTCCAGTAGGCCCAGTGGGCCCCGTAGGGCCAGGAGGGCCACCAGACGGCCCAGTGGGCCCCGTAGGCCCTGTAGCACCACCACCAGCAGCGCTAATCGTCACCCGCCCAGGCGTTGTGGTGCTATCAATCGTGACATTGGTGCCAGCAGTCAGGGTCGAGAGAGCAAACCCCGCCCCATTGCCAATAGGGATCTGCCCAGCAGCAGGGGTCTTAACAATCTCTAACTTGGGGCCGAAGACGCCAATGTCGTTAGCCATACTAGTTAACCCCTATGCCGCATTGAGGCTGTTAGCTGCAAAGCGCGAACCAGACCGGGATCTAGGCTGGCTTGTTTCGTTTGATGGCGCGCATTTGTTTGCCCACCCCACCTGCGATAAACAGGCGGTGCGCCGGGACTTCCTTGTGAAACTCCCTGGCTTCCAGTTGAGTTTTCATCGCCCGCGCCGAAGCGCTGTCTATGCCATTGTGCTTGACGGCCAACTGGTACATTTCCAGCAAGGTGTCTTTCATATTCATCCTCCATTGCTACTTGGGTGTCGTACTCAACATATTTAGCATGCGATACGCCATCAAATTTTGTAATTTCGTCAATAGCCCGCAGCATATCTCGTTTAGCTTTTTCGGAGCCTCCAGGACTACCCCCTAGTTCAGGAATGTACTGAAGGCGCAATCCGACATATTGCCCGTGTGGTGCGCCGCCGGCAAGCCTGTCTTTTGCGCGAAAATCCGTCACAAAGGTAAAGCCGGCGTCTATGCCAAGCTCATTTATTACCTTTGTGAGCGACTCAGTCGCTTTATCATCGAGCTTCTTCGTGAAGTAAACTTCCATGCCTGGGTTGGCGTTTTCTACGGCACCAGGAGAAACAACCTCAGACAAAAAGACCGCCTGCTGGTTGCGGCGCTGGCCTTCGCCAACAATGGATTTCCATGTGTTTGCCGGATCAAAATTTTGTCTGGTGACAAACTCAAGATCGTAGGCTTTCTCATCATAGATGTTCCCAGTGGGGTCAATGTAGCGACCACGGCTCGGGGTAGCCTTGGACATTATGACGCCAGGGGTGGAATTGACCGCCTGCCCAATGGCCGACTGGCCTTCAGCAAAAACTTCTGGTGTGGCAGGGTTTTCTTCCCGGTCAGGTGACAGGCCGCCAACAAAACGCCGCGCAACAGCCTGCATATCGTTCAGTTGCTGCGTTGCTGACGTGCGTGTTTCTTGCGCCTTCTGCTCAAGCGCACCCAGTTTCTGTTCAGCAGCAGGATACTTTTGGATTGTGCTGCCGGCGGCTTTGGCAGTGCCCAAAATGCTCTTTGCCAACTCAACCGCTTGGGTTCTGTCGGTTATACCCATCCGCTCCATAACAGCATCGCGCTGCTTTGCGGATGTGCCATGCTCAAGAATCCATTTGTTTTCATCATACGCTTTTTGGGCGGCTTCTAACGGAGCCTTGTCGCTCAAGAAATTTGAAATCTTCCGGCGATCAGTAGCGGTGGTGTCATTTTCAGATTGCTGCCGAAGCTCTTTTAGCTTTGCCCTATCAGGCACGCCGGCAAAATTAGCTTCTTGCTCAAAAGAACCGCCCTCGCCTGTCTTGTTGGTCCAATCATTCTTAGTCCAATGTTCCTTTTCTAGGAACCAAACGATAGCTTGCAGATCATCATCGCCCAGGCCGGCAAAACGCGGGTCTTTACGAAGCTCTTTAGCCGCGTTTTGGAACGCCTGCTGCCCAAAACCAAACTCTCCTCCAGTTTGGATGCCAGTCTTTAGAGGATCAGCCAGATAAGAGCCTGAAACGCCGCTTTCTGAGGCGGTAGGAACAGGTTTCATTCCAGTCATACGGCGAAGGAACCTAGCAGCCCACAAATCAATCGTGGCTTTGTCGGAATATCCAATCAAATTGCCGGTAAAATTAGGGGTTTTGGGGCTATCGCCAGCTTTCCGTTCGCGAAATTTGTCCAAAAACGCCATCATAGTTGCGGGTGTATTGGCATTAAAAAGCGTTCTGCCATCAGCCTTTGTAATTAAAGGAAATTCGCCTTCTTGGGCTTTTTGAAATGCAATGTCTTTGGCACGCTTTTGAATTTGCTTTTCATTGGTCAAGCCTTCTGATCTTGCCTGCTCGGTTGCAGCAGGCAGTGCCGCCTTCAGGTCATTCAAATGGCCGTTGATGTACCCCTTGCCGGCGGCAACGGATGCGCTTCCCATTTCGCCGCCATTATCAACCCAATCTTGCAGCTTGCCCAAGGCGCGATCATAAGATCCGCGTGAAAATTCAGACAGCGCTTCGATGGTGTTATCCCAGTTTTGACGAACGCCTGTTTGCGCGCTGGTGGCACCAAGGGTGTCTGCCATGATGTCGGCAAAACCGCCGTACTCCTGGCGCAGCCGGTCGCGCATAGCTCGGTACCAATTGCGAGCCTTCATGATCACCGAAGCGTTTTTATCTCCAGCATCTTCGCGATTAGCAACTTCTTTGACGGCCTTAACAATGTTTTTGGTCACACGGTTAAGATGGGCCGGGTCCCAATCCGTTGCGCCCGTGCGCTGGTCTTTAGTGTCTTTGGGTTTGTGGAAGTTATAGGCTTGCTCTTGAACTTTTAGTTCTGGATAACCTTCCGCATCTCGCACAACTTTTTTTTCATTATCTATTTGAGCGCCAACAATGTTAAACGGGGCCCATTCTGATGTTGGAAAACGGTTTTTTAGTCTACGATAAGAATACTCCACCTCTTCGGGGGTCAGTTTATGCGTTTGTGCAATTTGATTAATTATTTGCGTGTCTTCTGGCGCAAGCTTTGCTTTGACTTCTTTTCTTTTGCCACGGTTAATGTTGAAATTAAAGTCTTCGGTTGTTTGGGTTACAGGCTGGTCGGCAACTGCCTTTGGCATCAAATTAGCCTGCGGCGCAGGCTGCGCTTGCGGCAACACTTGCTGCGCCATCTGCACAGGGTTTGGCTGCGCCTGCTGGGTGAGGCCTAGAGCCTTCTGCACAACAGGATCATCTTCGCCGCCGCCAGTGCCGTATCCGATCCTGCCGCCCGAAGAGCGGCCATACTGCTTGTGGATCTTCTCCATAACCTTCCGGTCTTCGGGGGTGATGAAGTCTTCCGCGCCTTCATGCGCCGTCCAGGCCGGCATGATGCCCACCTTTTGGGGTGCGAACACCGTGTCTTCTGTGCTTGCGTTGCGGTTGTTTTCGCCGTGGGGGCCAAAGTTAAGCCAGCTATTCTGGCCTCGCGTCTCGCTGGTCAGGGCAAGGCGAGCTAAGGGCGAATACATTGAAGCATGAGAACGCCACGCATTTTCTTCACCATCACTTCGAAAGCCTGAACCTTCTTTGGCGTGGCCAAAGTAGTCATGCACGGCGCGGAAGACATCGTTTACGGTGACAGGAATGCCATTCCAATATTCTCCAGTGTGAGCAAGAAGAGGGTTTCTTTTTACATCTTCTGGAGAAATTTCTTTTGAACCAAACCCAAATTGCGTAGGAAACACATACATATGATGGTTTTCATTTATGTCTTTAATTACCAAACGCGGGGATGCTTCGTAGGGGTTTTTTTCTTTTTCAGGGTTCCAAAAACTAAGTTTTAACCCAGCGGCTTTTGCCGCCCGATACTGCGCCATAGTTTCCTTAACCATAGCATCGTAAGCTGCCTTCACCAGAGGATGGTTGGCATTGTCTTCCATCTGTTCGTATTCATTAGAAATACGCTTGCCGCGCGTTAGATCAACTTTGGCGTATTTCTTCGGTGGATTATACGGAAGGCCGGCATCCCGCATATATTGTTCGGCAACGGAACGAACCAAGTGGTTAGGCCCAGCCGTGATTACCTCACCCGTGGAGGGGATTTTTATGCGCGTGGGAAGACCTTCGAGAGGTGCTTGATGCTGTGAAGGAACGACTCCTTCGCCTCCTGGTAGGCTTCGTCCGAAGGGTAGTTCTCCCGCTTGGGAGCCAGCTTCGCTATGTGTGGGGGCATTTTGACCGACATATGTATCTCCATGGTTAAGCACTGATCCGACAGGCGGTAGCATGCTTCCCTGCGTCAGGTCGAGGGCCTGTGGTGCAATATGATCATCGCCACCACCGCCGGCATAGCCAATCCTACCACCCCCTGCCTTCCCAGGCACAGCCTTCGCCTGAACGCCCTTCGCCGTCAGGAGGGCGGCGCGGATCTTCTTATCGGGGCTGCCAATCCGCCCGCCACGGGCGTTGCCGGCGCTGCCGGTGTAGTCACCGTTGTAGCTTTCATTGCGAGCAGCACGCGCCTCACGCGCCGCAGTCTCATCAAGCTCCCGCTGGTGGTTCTCGGCCCACGTCTTGTCAGCAAGCTGCCTTGAGGGATCAGCGGCAGGGTTGAACTGGTACGTGTTCCGCAACTGGAAGTCGTTCGCACTCTGCACCGGATTGTAGTTGCTAACCGGCGCGCCTCCCTGCTGGCCGAACAGGCCGGCGATGCTGCGGAGGAGGGAGGAATAGTCAGGCTGGCCATTCATATTGAACTGTTGCTGGCCGCCCATGTTCGGCTGTTGTTGAGGCTGAGGATAGTAGGCGTTGCTGGAAGGCATCTGCCTGATGCCTTGGCCCCCTTGGAACTGCTGCTGTTGCTGGAACTGCTGGAACGGGTTGCCACCGCCCCCCTGGTTCGCCATGCCACCATACTTGCCAGTGCCAGACTGAGGCATCACCTGCGTGCTGATGTCATTGCCGGCAGACTGTGGGGCCGCCTGAGCCCCTGGAACACCACCACCCATTACCGTCCACCCTTCGCAATCTGTGCCAGCACCATCTTCGCCTGCTCAAGAGCAGCGTCATGGCGCTTCATATCAAATTCATGACTGCGCTGCTGACTTTCTCGTGCCTGCTGGCCTTCCAGCTTCATGGCCTCGATCTGCATCTTGGCCTTGCGGTCTTCCTCCTGGTTTCGGGCATCAGCAGCGGAGTTCATCAGGTTGTACTGGGTGTTCTCGGCCTTCTGCTGAAGCTCTGCCTTCTTCAGTTCCAGTTCTTCCGGCGACATACCCTTTGACCCTTCGGCCAGACCGCCGGCACCGAAAGATTGCATGTCGAACTGAAGTTTCGCTTGGTCGAGTGCTGCGTCTGCTTGCAGTTTCTGAGTACGGGCTTGGGCTTCCATCTCCTTAATCCCAACCTCCTTTTGCTTAAGCTGGAACTCAGCGATCTTCTCCTGGATCTCAGGCGGCATCTTACCCTGCGCGCTGGGCGGTGCCATGAACTGCTCGGGGTTGTTCCAGCCAATGGCCTGCAACGCCGCCTTGTCGATGGCAATTGGATCATACAGCCCAGGCTGCGCCGCCTGAAGCTGTTTTAGGGCCATGATCTTCATAATGCGCTGGGTGTGGGATGCCGTGTTCGGGTCGGCCTGGGGCACCAACTCGCAGTCGTTCAGGGCCGCCAGGAACGTCTGCTCGTCCCATGCGTAGGAGGGCTTGTTCTTCTTCTGCCAGAAGCTCTCAGGGTTTTCCTTGAAGCACCGCGCCAGCAGTTGAAACTCGGTGGCCTGGGCGGCGTGCATCCGCTTGTGGACACTGTTCATCACCTTCTGGGCCTGCTCGATCATGGCGAGCGTGGTGCCCACTGGCGCATCAGCCCTGCCCTCACCAACAGCCTGCTCGCTCGTGCCGCCGATCCGCATGCCAGTCTGGGCCATGCTCTCAGTCAGGGCCATCAGGGCCTGGGAGGGCTCCTTGTAGGGTAGGGGCATCACGGCCTGACTGATAGGTAGGCCACCTGTCTTCACCAGCGCTCCACCGCCAGGAGGAACGCGGAAGATGTTGGTGTTCTGGCGGGCACCAGTCTCAGCCATCAAGAAGCCGGGAAAGTTGGCGTACATGCCGGCATCGAGGAGTTCGCGCCACGCTGCCGTGATGGCGTTGACGGTGTTGCCCAAGATGTGCAGCAGGCCAATGTCGTAGAAGCCAAAGCCGGGCACGAAGGTGTACTTGACGAAGTTCTGCCGCGCCTCGGGCAGTTCGCCATCCTCATCGTAGTTCCGCACGATGGAGAGGATCTTCTTGCTGCTGGCGTCGATGGTCACCCGGTAGGGGATCTCAAGGCCGGTGACCTTGCCTTTGAACTTGTGGTGGAAGCCCTGCACATCCAGTTCGCAGTAGCACTCATAGATCTCGCGGTCGCGGTCGTCAGGGTTGGTGACGGAGACGGCGATGCCCTCCTGGCTGCGCTTCTCAAGCTGCACGCTGTCAAGCTGCGCCATGTTGGGGGTGTGGAGGTCAATGTCCTTGTACACGCCCAGGATCTGCATGCGCCGCACCACGCTGGGGCGCATGTACACCCGGTGGGTGATGCGCTTGGCGTTGCTCAGGTCAGTGGCGGCATTGTTCACAATCAGATCTTCGGCATCCACCGTCTCACTCACCGGGCGGTTGCGAAGGGGGCAGAAAGTGATCTTCTTGAACGCAGTGCCGCCGAACCCCAGCATCAGCAACATGCGGTCGGTGTCGGGGTAATACTCGGTGGCCACCGCCGTCAGGTAGTGGTTGAGATCTTTCTCGAGGGCGTTGGCCAGCTTGTCCTGCTCGAGGTTGGCGTTGTTGCTGTCGTTCCGCACCTTCACCGGCCCATCGGTGGGCAACAACTCGCTCCTGGCATTGGCCTGGAAGCGCAGCACAGCCTCAAGGAGCAGGGGGTGGCGAACTCGGCTCATACCCTCCACAGGAGCCCCGTCAGCGGCCCCCTGAAGGCCTGGGATCTCGATCTTGAGGCCAAGGAGGCGCAGGCCGGTAGCGCGGTCTTCCACCCAGTCCTGGCGGCTCTGCTGGTCGTCTGAGATGCCGCGCATCAGTTCATCGGAGATGCGGGATAGCTCGAGGTCATCAATCTTATCGACAAGGTTATCGAACCAGCCGGGCGGGTTTTCGTCGTCTTCAGCGTCGGCAACGGGGCTGCCGTTCAGGCTGACAGTGATGCTGCCGTCGGGGTGATCAATGCGAAGGATATTGCCCTTGTCATCCATCTCGGGCACGTCTTCGCCCTCATCAGCGTCGATGATCTCAATATCCGCCGCTTCGGGCAGGGGCGCTGCTGGCGCTGCTTCTTCACGAATATTGGCGCTAAGGCCAGGGACGAGGGGCATGATTAACAGTCCTTGCTTTCCGGCAAAGTAACCACGGCGGCCTTATCACACAACATCCAATAGCGTGGAAGGAAAATGGTTACGGAGCGCCGTACAGTGGCGCAGGGTCTTTGCCGATATGGCGCATGCTCTCCTGCACCTGGGCAGTCCACTCCTCGCCCCGCGTCAGCATGCCTAGCTCTCGCATGTGGCGAAGGGCTTGGGACACCGTGTCCACAAGGTCATCGTGCTTGCCACGGGGGAAGGAGCCCACCTGGGTAATGACCTTATCGGCCCAGGTGCGGTCAGGGCAAAACACCATGCCTTCAGCAAACAGGTGCTGGATGCTGTAGAGCCTGGATAGCTTGTCCTGGCTCTTCGGGTCGATCAGCATGACGGCCCAGTCCTCGTGGCCGAACAGCCGCCGGATCTCCTGCGCCACGCTGATGCCGGCGGCCTTGTTCTCGATCAGGAGGCGATCAACCTTCATGGATTTGCAAGTGTCGGCGGCCTTCTTCACCAGTTCGTGTAGCTCGAGGCGTTCGGCCCAGGCGGTCATGAGCATGACGCGCGGGTGCTGCTGGCTGTAGGCGCGCTCGACACCATCCTCGGTCTTGACGCTGCGGGCCATGACATCGCCGCTAAAGACACCCCAGACGGTCAGGGCGGAGTAATCCCCATCAGACTTGGTGGTGTAGGCGGTGTCCAGGCTGGCGATGATGAAGTCCATTGCCGGGTAGGCGTCGTGTTCCCACAACTGCCACCACTCGCGCTTGATGATGCCGCCGCCTCGAGGCTCTGGCCGCTGCTGAAGCTGGCCGGCAACGGCGTAGGGGCCCATCACCGCCTTGTCGCGCTCGACCACATCTTCCGGAAACCTTTCCGGAAAGAGCAGTTCGCCGTCTGTAGTGCGAGGATCTGCGAAGGGGACAGGCTCATCCTCCCACTCTGGCCACCACTCGACGGGGGTGGAGCAGGCGCGGTCTGCCTCAAACTCCATGGGCAGCATCAGGTGCGTGTAAGGCAGAGCCTTGTCGAGGATGGTGCCGCTTACATCCTCCTCGTGCAAGCGCTGCATGATCACGATGATTGCGGAATTTTTCGGGGAGTTCAGGCGGGTGGGCACCGCCTCGAGGAACCAATCGAGGGTGCTTTGCCGCTGCTGCTCTGATGCCGCGCTCTCGACGCTGTGAGGGTCATCGATGATAACGCGATCACCACGAGAGCCTGTAATCGTGCCGGCGGCCACGGCTTCGCGGAAGCCCATGGATGTGTTCTCAAACTTCAGCTTGGCGTTCTGGTCCTTGGCCAGGGAGACATGAGGCCAGCAGGCCTGATACCACTCCGACACCACCAGCCGGCGCATGCGGACATTGTCGCGGATGGCGAGGTTCTGGCTGTGGCTGGCGCATAGGTAGCGCAGGTGGGGCATGCGCTGCGGCCCCCACTCCCACGCCGGCCAGAACACGCCCACCAAAAGCGACTTCATCGTGCCTGGGGGGATGTTGATGAGGAGGCGGTTGAGCTTGACCCCATCGATCTCCTCTCCGGCTGTGACAGCCTCGAGGTGAGCGCACAGGGCGTCGATGTGCCAGCCATGAACATAGGCCTGCCCAGGCTCCACGATGTGCCAAGCGAGGCGCACAAAGGCCGCTAGGCTCTCCTCGCAATCGGCGCGATCAAGCTGGAGGAGAGCATCGCTGGGATCGACGGTCATGCCGTCGATCTTGATCAAGCGGGTCACTCGCTGGCCTTCGCCGCCTTCAGTGCGGCACGCAGGGCGGCTCGAGCCTCGGGATCTAGAGAGGTGGCGTCAATCGTGGTTTTGACCTCAGTCTGGATGGGAGCGCCATCAGCGCCTGTCACCTCAGTCTTGGTGATGTCGTGCCAGCCTTGGGCTGCTCGGCTTCGGTTCTTCAGTCCGAACAATGCGGCGGTAATGTTTCCAGGCGCACCATCTGCAATGTCACGCACGCGCCGCTCCCACCACGTAGTGCCGGCAACGCGCCCGTTCTTTACGGCATCAGAAAAACTGGGGTGTTCATGCTGCCAGCGGTACATGCTGTCATGGCTCAGGCCAATCATGCCGGCAGCGCCATCGAGGCTGTAGCCCTGCGCCATCAGGTCAAACACCTGCTGGGCGATCTCGGGCGTGTACTTCGTAGGCCGGCCTCGCTTGGGTTGCTCAACAGCCTTCACCACCGCCGCAGGCGCGGCGGGCTTCGCTGGCTTTCCTTTGCGCTTGGGGGCAGGGGCGTTGGGCATTTGATGATCTCCTGCCCCTGCATATACGAAAAACCCCCAGCTTTCGCCAGGGGTTTGTTGGTCAAGATCTAAAACCGTGAAGAATGACCGGCGCATCAAAATTGAAGAAACATATTGGCTCATCAGAAAACCTAAACCAGTAATTAAGCGGACTGTACCATTCTCCGTCTTTGCGCTTCCGAATGCGAATCACAGAATAATCTGGGTCACTCCTAACATCCCAGCCTTGGCCTTTCCAATTTTTCATATTGCTTCTGCATTCAGGTGGCACTGGCTTGGAAGCATCTCGAGAAATCCACATGCTGCGGATTTCCATTGTCTTATCGCTAATAAGGCGCACCACTTCATAAGGGTCAGCTTGAGTTAAAACATCATCGTCATTGAAGCTAAGTTTGATTGCGTATTTCATGTTCCTGTTCCTGTTCCAATGATGAAAGGGTGGTGGGGGCCGAAGCCCCCCTCTTTGGGTTGTTAAGCGGTTGCGAGCAGCGAGCGCGCCATTGCCATAATGGCGGTCTTGGCCTCGACCTCTTCGTCGGTCATGAACAGGTCAGTGAGGTAATCGCCAGTGACCGGGCGTGCGGGCGAAACGTCGACGATCTTGAAGCCGCGAGCATCGAGTGCCGCGATAACTTCAGCATCGGTCATTTCGCGCGTGGTTTCGATCATCGTGGGGTCAACGCCCGTGGCACCGCAACGGAAGCACTCACCGCCGTTACGGTGCTGGAAAGCTGCGATGCGGCCAGCGCCACTGCAGCGGCTGCAAGGGCGGGCTGTATATTCAGTGACGGTAGTGTTCATCTTCATAATCCTTCAAACCGGCACCAGCGCCGTGAGATCTTTATGGCACCATGCGAGGTAGGGCGCAACACCCTATCTCGCTTTTGTGCAAATTATTTTTACGTCGGGTCAGGCATCAGCACATTCCCCACGGCGATGTAGAGCCCCATGGCTACGGAAGAGGATGCTGGCACGCTGGCGTAGCCCACTTGTTTATCCGTCTCATAAACAATCAGCAGCACAGACGGATCACGTGACAGAACCTCATCCAGGGCCTTGCGGGCGGATACGCCAATGGCGCAGTCGTTAGGGTCTATCTTCTCGCCCTTCTTCATGCCGATCGCCCCGCCTGGACACGAACACGGGGCTTGCCGGCAAGCTCCTGGCCCCGGAACCAAGCCACGCCATTGATGATCTCACAAAGCTCAGGCGGCATCAGCATTCCATTCCTCCATGTCAGCACCGCGAAGCCGGGGGTCCACAATCTAGTGTTACCTTGCGTGTACCCGAAGCACGGCCAGTGAGGATCCGCAAGCATGCCAGTCTGCACACCGTACCGCCGCCCTCGCATGTCCACCATGGGCTTTACTTCCAGGCTGTGCGTATCGCCACTGACAAATGATACACCAGCTTTGACGGCATTGTTCCAGCCGGCGTGGATACCGCCGTGGTAACGGTGCATGATGACGGCATCATTCAGGTCCAGCCTGTGGCACATCTTCCAGTCAGGGAATTGACCGGCAAAGTCGAACCCGTCAACGCCCTCAAACATAGCGGCGTTGAGGGCGAGGTATTTGTCGAAGCGGTCATCATGGTTGCCCCTGACCCAGAACCGCAGGGCTTTTGGCGCTAGGCCCATAATGTCATCGAGGTGCTGCTTGGCGGCCTCAAGTTCGTCTTTGACCTTAATGCGCCTGTTCCAGCCAATCGGGTCATGCCTGCTGGGCTCGCCCATGTCCACCAGATCACCCACGCTCAAGAGGATGTCAGGCTGCACCAGGGGGATGGCGCGCAGGAGGGCCTCGTGGGCAAGGCTCCGGGGCTGGTGGAGGCTAGTCCAGTGGGCATCGCTGAATGCCACTACAGTGGCGTTAAGATGCGTGATTTTAAGTGTTAGTTCGCATTCAGGCGGATTGTCGGGGTCATAAGCCACTGCTGCGGCCTTGTGGTGTTTCCTGATATCAGGCTTACCAAATCGACTTATCGCCGCCTCATAATGATTGGCGGCTGTTTTATTGCTTATCGGAGGATTGAATGCTCTTGCCGCTGCGGTGACATTGCCGTGTACTAAAACGGCATTATAAACTTCTTCGATGTCGGACCATTTATATGAAGGTTGGGCCATTGGGGTATCGAACCTCTCTGGTCAAAAAAAAGGGGAGCCTGGATGGCTCCCCGCGCATTAACTGCGAATTGGTCGAGATGCTAGGTAATTCTTCATGTCAAGATCGGCGTTCTCAAATGCTTCACGAAGAGTGACCTTGTTGTGATCCAGCCATTTCTGGATTAGGTGCCGGGCTTCCCACCTCGGTTCTGCTCCAGCGCCGTGGCAGGCTTCCAGGTAGAGCCTGCGAAGATAGTCTCGCTCGAGTGCGTGCATGGCTGTCACTCCTGGCCTGCCCATATGGATGGGCGAGAGATAACATGCAGAACCTTCCCATCAGGCCTTGTCACGTCAAATGGCGGCTGGGTCAGGCCGGCGCGCTGTAGGGGCAGCTTTGGCAACACAATGAACGTGCTGCCTTCGCCATTGAGCCAGTAGCCCCACTCGACGGTGGGATCATTCGTGTACGTTTCTTCCATTATGCAGTTTCCTTCATGGCGGCGATCAACTTGTCTTTGTGCATGGCGGTGAGAAGTTTTCTCCTGACATCTTGATCCAACCAAACGCTATTAATCGTGAGGATCTCCAGCAGCAGCATGACGCCTGGGTGGATGGGCACTTTGCCGGCAAGCCAGCGGTAGAGGGTAGACTGGTTGATGCCGCAAACCTTGGCGATGACGGCATCAGTCAAGCCGATCTCATCCAGGGTTTGGCGCAGGTGGGCGGGGGTGATCATGACAACTCTCCTTCAAGATTAGCCAGCGCTTCATCCGTAGCCAGAGTGCTTTCTTCCAGCCGGTCAATAGCCTCCTCGATCTGCTGATATGCATCCTCCAGATCGTTGTCTTCGCTGACGATCTCTTGCGCCTGCTCAAGCAAGGGCTGCGCCTTGCTGAGCAAGGCCTGGGCCTTTTTGATCAAGCTGGCCGCGCGGTCAGCGGTTTTTTTGGCGTTGCTCACAGTGCATACTCCTCTGCATCGATCCAGTAAGCCTGACAAGCGTGATGCCAGCCATCACGGAAGGCGTCACGCAGGTGGCTCTGGAGGTACGGGTTAAGGTCATCAATGTCAGCGATGACTTTGCCGACATGCCGCTCGAAGGCGTGGAAGCCCAGGGTGTAGGCTGCGAGGTAGGCGTCCATATCGATGGTCATGGTTTTGATCCTTTTGAGTGAAAGTAACGGGGGCTGTGAAGCCCCCGCCTTGGATTAGCAGGCCACTTTGGGCTTGGCCTTGAGGGTTTCGACCAGGGTCACTTTGGTGCAGGTGGCGATCTGGTCAGCGGTGAGGAACTGAGTGACCAGCTTAATGTCGAGGTTCTTGCGCTCGGAGAGAGTGACGGTCACGTCAGCCATCTCGCCCTCGACCAGGGAGAGGCCGGTGGCCTTGATCTCGGCCTTGGCGGCATCGAGGAGCTTGGTGATGCGGTCGGCTTCGGCCTTGAGGGCGGCGAAGCGGTCGGCGAGGGTGAGATTGTCAAACATGGTCTTGATCCTGATTTTGAGTGCCGGCTCGCTGCCGGTGAACAAACGTATAATTGCACTGTGCGAGGGGCGCAACAGGAAAATGCGTCCCTCGATGATTTTTTTATCGGGCCTTAAAACAGCCTAAGCTGGTTGGCTCTGCGCTTCGCCACCAGCCGCACAATCTCCTCGAGTTCCTCGCGCCAGCTTTCAGGGTAGACCGCGAAGCAGTGGCTGCCTGGGCCATTGGTTTTAGGCCTGAGCGCTTTGGGTGGAAGTTGGCCGGTGGTAGCCTCATACAGATCACGGGCGGCATTCCCTGCCGCCCAGGTATCCTCGGGGATGGGTTCCAGATCGAGATCGTGGAACACGTCAATTACCGTGATGCGCTTAGTCCCGTTCACGGAGCCACCCACATGGCGAAAATACTGAGTAGGATGGCGATCAGCCACAGCAGGAGTTCCACGTCCTTGTCCTTCCCCAGGTGGTATCCACCGGCGGCAGCAAGGAACAGGGCGGCGAAGTGCATGAAGAGGGCGATGAAGGAGTAGATCATCTCATTCCTCCAGCAGATCGGTCAGCACTGCGGCGGTAAACCGCACGGCTTCGGCTTGAGTGGCATATTCCTGGGCGGCATCTTCATTGCCCAGGGACACCTCGGCACCGTAGAGCCTGTCACGCAACCTTGCCTGCTGCTCCAATACGCGGATTGCGTAGACGATCTTCTCGGCGGCTTCTTCGGTCATTAGCCGTCCTTCCGCGCCAGGGAGAGGGTCGGCTTGCTCCTGGTGGGCGTCACAGTATGCACGGGCGGGGCATAGTGGGGCATCACTTTGCCGATCAGGCTGCAATTCAGGACTATGTCGCCTCGATCAATCCAGACGCGCTCGCCGGTTTGGCGGTCATCGTCAAAGTACAATTGACGCGCCAGGATAAATGGATCTTCGCACATTGCCGCGCAGAACTCTGAGCAGTCGACGCTGGGATGCTCAATGATAAGCTGGTGGACGTAGCCCTCGCCTCGGCTGTTGGGCATATTCATCGTGACCATAAATCTCATTTTTCAATTCCTGTCTGATAGCGGAAGGGGGTTGGTGAAGCGGAAATTGCTTAGGGGGTCAATCCTCATCCTCCTTCCAATTTGTCTCACGCCACTGTGCCGCCAGACCAACTCCAGCGCAAAGGGCGGCAATCACGACGCCGCCGATCAACGCAATCCAAAAAAAATTGATACTCATTTGGCTGTTCCTTTTCTGCCACGTTTCGTCGGAGGGGGTGCGGCTGTAGAATGCCCCTGTAGCACCTCCTGTAAGGCCGCCTGATGCCCTCTGGCCTCAGTCTGGGGGGTAGGGTGCGGAGAAGCCTCTAAAGCCTCTAGCGCCCCCTCCATGAGTGTTTCATCACCATCAAAACTCGGCACGGGGTCGTCACCATCGAAAACTGGCTTAGGCCTATCTCTTTCGACAGTAGCGCCAGGGAATGCCACCTTGGTCGCGTTGATCACGGCACTGTTCGCCGCCATCACCACCCGCACCACCTCCTCGAGGGTCCATGTCGCCACGGTGCGCCCATCGTGCTTTGCGCGGAGGATCTCGACCTGGGCGTGTTCGGTGTCGTGGCAGATGATGACGATGGTGCCGTCATCCGCCCTCTGCTCCCACAGGCCTGGGGGAAGAGGCTCCGCGCCGGCAGCAGTCGCCGCAGCGTCCATGCCGCGCCAAGCCCGCATCATCATCTGGTCCTTGTGGGCCTGGGGTATCCATTCGCCCTGGCAAGCCTCGAGGGTAGCCACCCACCGGGCCTGAGCCTCAGGCGGCACAAGCCGGGTCAGCCGATCGATGCCCCACTTGCGTTCCATGAAATTGGCAAGGTCATCAAGCTGGGTCAAAGAGGCTGGAGGAGGGGTAAGATAATCCATGATTAAGAAGCCTTCCAAGTAGGTTCGCCATCCCTCCGGGGGCGACCTTCTCCAGAGGGGAGCCACCCCGGAGGGGGAGAAGCGGAGAAGCAGGCAAACCGGGCTTCTCCGTAATGTCTCTCAAACCAATTATGGAGAAGCTCCACCGGAGAAGCAAAAATGGCGGATTTCCGGGCTTCTCCGGGCTGGAGAAGCCCCCCAAAATAATTATGGAGAAGTGGCTTCTCCAGAAGTCGGAGAAGGGTTTTGGAGAAGCTCGGAGAAGCCCCTGGAGAAGGTTGGAGAAGGTCATTCGTCATCGTTCAAATCCTCAATATGTATGAAAATTGGTGCCTTTTCGTGGTTGCCATCAATCTCCTTCCAAAGCATTTTTCGGGCATTTGGAAGTACCACTGCCCGCTGGCGGCCAATTGGAATGAGCATGTGCAGGTCTTTTGTTTGACGCCCACGGGATAGCCCAAGGCCCTCTGCCACACGGCCTAACGGCAATTTGGTACTATTCCCCATGGCGATCATCACGCGGGCCAGCCACTCCTCTGGAGGAGGTGCATCTGGGTCTACAGGCCGCCCTGGCTGGCCCGTTTTGTTGGGCTCATAGATCGGCACGAGGCTTGATCTACCAAAGCCTGGGTCGATCTGCTCCATCTTGAACATCATTGGAGGCGCCGGCTCACCGTCCTTCTGATCCTCATTGATCAACCTAACATGGTGGGGCCCGGCGGCCTTGATGGCATACGTGGCATCAACAGCACCGTGGATGGCGCTCGAGCCTCGCATGCCACGCTCGACATCCTTACCCGAGTGATGGATAGGCGCGACCGTGCAGCCTAGTTCCTCTTTTATCTCATCGCACTGCGCCATGACAGAACCAACCTCCTGGGCGCTATTCTCATCCACTCCTGGCATAGCGCGAGCAAGGGTATCAATCACCACCATGGCGATAGCCATGCCTTCAGGCACCGTGGCCCTCACCACCTCGATCACTTCCGCCACTGCCGCAGGGTCGCGGAAATTGACGGCGCGAGGGATTACGTAAAAAGGAATGTCGGCATTGATGCCATACTGGTGCCGCATCGCTTTGAGGCGGGTCGGAAAGCCCCCTAAGCCTTCGCCGGCCAGATACACCACCGCCCCCTGGACAACCGCCCTGTCGGCCCACGGGAGGCCTGCTGCGATGTGCAGGGACAGGGAAAGCCAGACAAAGGTCTTACCCACCTTAGGCGGCCCCCACGGGATCACCAGGGCGCGAGACGGCACCAGCCCCTCCACCAGCCACACTGCCGGCGGCATGGCCTCGACCTCGGCCAGGGTCATGATCTTCAAGGCGCGGGATCGAGCCTGGGGCTGTGGCGTTGGTTTGACTGGCTCGATGATCTCACCAGTCTCTGGGTCATGCTCCAGGGTTGGAGCGCTAGCCACTTCACGCCCGCGCCACGTGGGGGCCACGAAGAAGGGGCTGGAGGTTCTGGCGAGGTAGTAAAGAGAGCCAAACCCGATCTTGCGAGGAGGGCTCTTGTGGAAGCTCTGCCAGACCCTGAGGCACTCGTGATCCTGGTGCTTTTGAGACTTGCACGACCACCGCTGGAATGCCTCCAGGCCCTCGCCGGCACCGCCTGTGGCGGCGTATGTGGCAAGGCCAACACGTACCCAGTCGTCATACTCGACATCGTGGTTGGTGATGGCAGCTAGTGCCGCCACAACGTCCTGGAGAGGGGCGTGAGCCTCCTCACGGGTTTTGGCTGGGCCCTCGTGGGTCTTGATGGCAGTCTGCCTTCCTGCCTTCGCCAGGAGGTCCAGAACAGGGCCGCTGATGTCACTCATAGCCGTAGCAGCACCGGGCAGGTGAATGCCGGTCACGGTCACATAGCGTGCAGCCCTGAAGAACACCTCGCCCTTGCCGCCACCGGGCAGCTTGTAGGGAGTGTGGATCGGGGCGTGGAGAAACCCGCCGTGAGTGCCAATGATCCTGATGCCACGGCCTGATGGCGTGATCTCGGTGTAGCTGTTGCAGGCCTCAACTAGCTCAGAAGCCCACTCTGTTAGCTCACCAGTCTCAGGGTTACGGCAATCATCAAGGTCCAGATACACGTGCTGAGTATCATCCCGAAGAACATATCCAATTCCATCCAATTGACCGCCCGCGAGGGCGCGTTCTGCCGCGTCAAGATAGGCCCAGGTGTTGGGCTTCTGAGTGCTGGCGTGAAAATCTGGAAAGTTGACGCAATAAAGGGGCTTATCCCATCCGCCATTTGGCTTTAGCTGCCATCTCCAACCCACCCAGCGCGCATGATGGCGCAGCACCTGGAGGGCAGACGGCAGGCTGAATTGTGTGGTTACCCGGCCCTCTGGGCCTCGTGGAGATGGTGGGCTGGAATTATCGGTCATCAATTTTTAACGCCCCTGGTATGATCGTGGTAAAAAAACGGGCGCGCCCCGTGAAGGACGCGCCCGTGAGTTATACTACCAGGGAGCGGCAGCAGTCGCCGCCACAGGGACCGGGGCAGCAGTCGCCGCCGAAGCCACAGGGGCCGGGGCGGGGACGTGGTTAGTGGGGGCAGGGGCCGCCACAGCAACGGGGGCAGGGGCTGCCACAGGGCGAGAAGCAGCCGGCACCGGCACAACACGCTCGCCCAGGGAGGCGGGGCGCTCAATCCAGTTGGTGAAGGTGAACACCGGCACCTTGAACTTGCTCAGGCCCTGAGGGGTCTTCACTTCCACCGTCCTGGTGCTGGTCTGCGCCACGGGGATCATGCCGGTGGCAGCCTCAGGGGACGCGGCGAAGGCATTCCAGGCCTCCTCCATCGCCGGCAGGCCGGTCTTGCTCGAGAGTAAGAAGTAGCGCGCTGCATCATCGCCAAACGTCTTGGGCGACATGACCTTAATGCGGGCGGCGGGGTTGAAGGCCTTCTTACCCTCGGGGGTCAGTTCCTGCGGGCACTGCGGAATGGCAGCGCCGTAGGGAACCATGAGGAATGAGGGGGGGCTGCTGATCTTGGCGTAACCAACCTCCAGGCTACCGAAATCCATCAAAAATGACGGGTTCATGTAATCTTCTGATTCAGAATTAAAGTACCGGCCACCCTCTTCCATGCGAGTGACGTGCTTCCAAAGGCCCGAACGGGCATCAAACTGAAGGCGACCAAGAAACTCGTTGCTGCCGCCGCCGCTGTTGTCGGAGCCTGCGATACCAAAAGCCATTGTTTTAGTCCTCTCTTTCGTTTGCGGGCTGTTGAAAAGGCCGCCTCACTACGCCTACGTCTGGGTTGCCGTTAGGCAATCCCAAAGCATTCTTTTGCCAGCGCCCTTGTCTGGGGGTCACTGAAATAGAACGAATCCAGGTCTGGCACCACCGTCGAGGCTAAGACCTTCGGGTCGGGTGACAGGCTCAGGAACGCCTCTAAACGCTGCGCGATGTTTGCGAGGTTGGCAAGATGGTCTTTTGCATTTTCCAACCGATAAACGCCGATTTTTTGCGGAGTGCAGTAAGCGATGCGGCCCTCATCGTTGGTTTCGTGAATGTAAAGAGACACTTGGCGGGCGTGGCTGGTGGAGATCTCGGAGGAGAGGCGAAGCTGGCTTTTGATGTCGAGGGTGATGCCATGCTGCCCCCAGCGCACGTCGATGAACCCCATGACGGGGATCGGCACGCCCTCGATACGTTTGTCCACTCGCACCTGGATGCCATCAGGCACGCCATATTTCCGAAGCTCAGGGATGGCCACGGCCACGATGCCAGGGATGGCATCACGCTCCTTCTGGCGCTTGGGGTCACCTGATAGCGCCGCCAGCTTATCAAACTCGGCCAGGGCCAGGGCTTGGCAAACTGAGATCTCGGCGGTGGGGTTGAGGAGGCCATGGACAATGCCGGCCTCTGCTGCCGTGCCGCGATGGGCGGCGCAGCCTACTGAGCCGCGCTTTTTGAGCAGCCTCTCCATGACCCAGAGGGCGGGTTGAGCCGCAAACAGGTTGAGGCTGGAGGGCGACAGGTGGGCGATGCCGTAGCGCTCAAAGGCGTTCATGCTTTCTCTCCTTGGGTAGCCCTGGCGGGCATGAAGTCATTGGCGGTGACGGAGCCACCAGTGGCCGCCTCGATCAGCAGCATAGAAGCCCAGGATGGGCGCTTCTTGCCGTTGATCCAATCGTGAACGGCAGGCACTGACACGCCTATTTCTGCGGCCAGAGCGGTGAGGCTTAGGCCTTTAAGTAGCTTATATTCTGCGAGTTTCATGAGGTGGTTATCCTCCAGCCGCCCGGTTCACACAACGTGAAAAACCGCGCCCTCATAAAAATAATTTGCCAAAAGTGAAAATAGGTACTTCCCACCGCTTTAGCCCCGTGCATAATGCGTCTCGTTGAAACCTTCTTGGAGATCACGATCATGAACATTCAGCCCACTTCCGAGTTCCCCGCCGCCATTCGCCGCAATCAGCAAATTGCCGAGCTTGCCGCATGGCGCTCCAGCATCATCCGCTCGTGGGACAACGCCTGCGACGTTATCGATGACAACAATGAGCGCGAGTGTGAGGCCATCCTGGCCCTCCAGCGCGCCTTTGACGCCCTGGCGCATTACGCTGACGTGCTGAACAGCGATTTCCTCTCTGGCCGCGATCTTCTCGCCCAGATCACTGACATGGCCAGCGACATGGCTGGCAGCATCATCAAGGAGGCTGAATAATGGAAGATCTTGTGGGGTTGCCGGGATTTTTCCGGCGATGGCCTTTGGCTGCGCCAGAGTACGGCGAGATGAAGCAGAGGCGTAAAGACGCAAAAGCCGGTCAGGTCTTTGCCGTTTTGGTTTGGGATGATGAGGCGGGAGAGGGTGAAGTTTATCTGTCGCGCAACTTGACCAAACTTCATCCAAGTTCAGCCAAAGATGCCATTCAAGATTGGGCCGGGCTATTGGACCATGAGTATTCCAAATGGCACATATTCAATGGCCGTGAACCCGTAGAGAAAGATGACAAGCCATGAACACCATAACCATCGCCCTCTCGGGCTTCATCCTTGGCGTCAGCGCGCCATACATCTTCAAAGCATCTTTGCAGGGCCTGCGGGCGTGGGGGTTGATGTGAGCGGCTGGCCTGATCCTGACAAACCCGGTTACCCGGTAGATCCTGAGACTGATGGCTGGCATTGGCTGGCCAACAGCAGGAATTTTCCATGCCCATGGATGTGGTTTGCGGAAACGTGCGAATGGGGGCATGCACAAGGAGATATGGTATCTTTAGAAACTATGAGCAACGCCAAATACCTTGGCCCTGCCCTCACGCCGGCTGAAGTGGACGATGTGGTGCATATGATTGGCGAGGCGGCAGCGCATGCGGTGAATGAGCTTTTGGCTGCCACCCAGACAGATGGGGAGACAAAGCATTGAACACCATGCGAACCATCCCCGATATGGTCACCGACCTGCGCGCTCTGGCGGGGCTGGAGGTGCTGCGCCACCATGCGGCTCTGCTGAACGACTCCGCAAATTACATCGAGGGTGCCACCGGCAGCCTGCGCGAGCATATGCAGATGATCAGAGAGATGCGTGTGAGGCTGGAGAATGTGCGCCCTCTGATGGAGCAAGTAGTCAATAAATTAGAACAAGAAATTAATATATTGTATTACCACCGCAATGAATACCCTTATCACATGCGCCTTTACAATGCTGACATGGAACTACCGCGAGCAATCAAGTCCATGCTGCGCTGGTGGGAGCCGGGGACGGAAGAGCCTGCCAGCATCAGCCATTGGGGGATTGTGGAATGAGCGACTGGCCATGTCCAAAATGCACTCTGCGCCCTGGCCAGACATGCTCGGATCAAGATTGCCCCGGCATTCAAAAACGACGCTCGATGTTCCAGCCCATCCACCCGGCCCTGCGCAGCATTAGCGGCGTCATGGGCTGCATCTGCCCACCCACCAGCGAACAGACGTGCCAGGGGGCGCTTTGCCCTCGCAGAAATCACATGAAGGATATGAAGCCATGAGCGGCTGGCCTGACCCCGACAAGCCCGGTGTGCCGCTGAACCCTGATAGGGACGGCATTCATTGGCTTTTTAACCCGGATAATGACAAGCCACATCCAGTGATATGGGTAGCAGACCTAGGCGCATGGGCGGTTGGAGATGCCTGGACGGCGCGGATGGTGGCCGAGATGGGACTTCATTATCAAGGCCCAGTCCTGATGCCAGCCGAGGCGGACGCCCTCCGCGCCGAGAACGCGAGGCTGCGGGGAGCGCTTGCGGACATGTATGCCGGTTATTCGCGCGACATTACAACACATCGCGCTGAAAAAATAGCGCACGAGCGCGTAAAGAAAAAACTGGAGCAGGCTGCTGAAGCCTGGGGCATCAACCTGGAGGAAAAACCATGATCACTCAACTCAACCCACCGATCCCCGTCGTCACGCCGCACGGCAAAGGCATGGCGCAAATGGTGATTGATTATGGGATCGAACATGATCTGATTTGGGTGGTGTTCGATGATGACGGACAATGCTGGGCCTGGGGCAATAAGGACATCCGCGCTCAGAACAACATCACGATTGGCCGGGACATCAAACCATGAAACCCAGCCGTCGCGCCCCCATCACGCAGGAGGAGCGTGAGGCTATGCGCCAGCGCAGGCTGGCGGGTAAATCTCTTGAGGAGATTGCGCTGGAATTTTCTTGTTCGCGCGCATCAGCGCAGAAGACCTGTGCCAACTTGGTCGAAAGGACGTTCCAAATTGGAAAGCCAATCAGTCAGGAGAAGATTGATCAGATCATAGCTTACCGGAAGGAGGGCCGCACTCAGCCTGACATCGCCAGGATGGTGGGCGTCAGTACGAACGTGGTGACAAGGTATACACCGCCTGAATTGAAGATCTGCCGCCCTAGGGGCGGCGAGAAGCGCGAGCGTGTGCGCTGGTCGCCAGAAAGGCCGGTAGGGGCAATCGGTCAGGCCCGGTGGGATAAGGCCGAAACCAAGAAGCTGTGCGACATGATGAAAAAAGGCAGCGCGTTGCGTGAGATCGCAATCGAGTTAAAGCGGTCATACACCAGCGTGAAGGACAAGGTAGGCCGAATGGCTAAGACCACAAAGGTTCTGATCCCAGAAGTGCCAGAGGTTGAATTTGAGGAGAAATCAAGATTTGCCATGGCAAAATGCCTAAAGTGCTTGAAGCAATTTGAAAGCTATGATCCACGTAAGAACCGTATCTGTGTCAGGTGCAAAAGCAGTGAAGGATGGTCTTAATGGCTGATAATATTGGATTGAGCGCTGGCCCGGTGATCTCAACAAATGTGGAGGCGCATTCGCTGAATGAACTCAGCTTTTCGTGGAAGATCGTGGCCGTGTGTCACCGCAGGTACATGATATGGAAGTGGTTCATGGATGGGAATGAGGTGGTGAAGATCCGCCCTGCCGTGGATGATGGCAGCATCATCATGGTGCAGCGTCGGGATGCTGATGCCACTGTTCTGCTGGCCAAGTGGGCGAAGTTCCAGTGATCATCTGCGGCATTGACCCAGGCCTCAGTGGCGCTATCGCTTGGATCAGCAGCGAGGGGGACGCCCTGATCTGCATCGAGGATATGCCGGTCATCAACGTGAGCGGCAGGAACAAGGTTAATGCCTCTGCCCTGACCAAGCTCCTGAAGGACCGCTGGGCCGATCTGGTGGTGGTGGAGGAGGTGGGGGCGATGCCCGGCAACGGAGGGGTAAGCATGTTCAACTTTGGATACTCAGCAGGCATTCTGGAGGGCGTGTGCGCCGCTCTACAGGTGCCCTTGAGGATGGTGCGCCCAGCCGTCTGGAAGCGTCAGGCGGGCGTCCCTGCTGACAAGGGGGCATGCCGCATGATGGCCCAGCGCTACTGGCCTGGGGCGAACTATTTTGGCCGGGCGAAGGATGACGGTAGGGCAGACGCAGCCCTCTTAGCGCGCTGGGGGATCAATCATGTGTGATGCTGCCCTGCTGGCGAAATGGGGAATTAGCCACTCATAATTTTTTGAAAAAAGGTGTTGACGGACGTTGCACGGTGCCACAGTATGCTCTCGTTAACACCATTTGAGGAGATCACGATCATGACCGACCAGGAACGCGCCAAGAAGCTCTTCGGCAACGCCATTGGCTCCCACGGCGTCGATAGCTACGACTATCACTACCACCGCGATGAGCCCTTCGTGTTTGACCGCGAGATGGAAGAGCGCGGCAAAACTTGGCCCGGCGTCATTGAGGCTTCCGAAAGGCTGAACCAGCTTATTGATGAGTGCTCGTGGAAGCGGATCCCGAACAAGTGCATTCAGGATGAGATCCTGCGCGAAATGGACAGCCTGACCAAGTACATTGAACGGGCATACTACCTTGCGTAAGTCCGATTCATCCAAAGGGCATGCTGCCTTGCATAAGCCCCTTTTCACCCCAGGCTCTCAGGTGCCCTATGTGGCACCTGAGTGGATTGACGCACACTGCTCGCCGGCAGTGTTGCGTGGCAGGCTCCAGGCCAATCTGGAAATCGCCCAGCAGGCAGGCCCTGACAGCCTAGAGCGCTTCAATTGCCTTAAGCGTGTCGCCCATTTGGAGAAGCTGCTTCAGACCAAAGTTTGAGCAAACTTCTCCATCTCAATCACACGTTTAGTCCAGCCGTTGCCAAACACCTTGAAGGTCGGAAGATCTTCAAGGAAATCCATGCGCTCATTCTGGTACATGGCGATGCAAGTTTTAGGCCCGTAATAGCCCCACCAGCTTGCTACAGCGGCCAGGGTCTTGGGCCCCACATCACCATCAGGCTTGGCCCCCACAAGCTCCTGTAGCGCCCTCACAGCGCGCCCTGGGCCACTGTTCACGGCCCAGTCGAACACACAGACATCCAGGCCGCTGGGTAGGTCATCGCATTCGCATTTATCCCAGTAGTTCCGGCAGTAGATCGCCAGGAGATGCTCGTCAGGGATGGCCTTAAGCTCCTCCACCGTGGCCTGCCGGCCAAGGTGGGCGCTGTAGGTCTTCAACGTCACGCCCTTCATGGTGGCCCCGCCAGGGTCGAGGGGGTGGTCAGAAAACCCGCCCTCCATGCTGACGGTCTTGCGGAAGGCCTTCTCGAAATTTTCGTTCATCAGCCTCGAGCCTCAAGAGCGTCCACCTTAGCCTTCAACTCGTTTACCGCATTCACCAGGAGGGCAACCACCGCATCATAGTTAAGCGCCATCAAGCCTGGGCCGTCAGGGTCGTTTGCCGGCGCTGGGCCAGAGACACTTACGGCCTCAGGCAGCACGGCAGCAACATCCTGCGCCAGGAGGCCGGCGCTGATGATCGGCTCGCCATTCATCTGAGTGATGTCATTGCGGGTATAGGTCAGGCCGGTAAGCCGGGCGACCCTTCCGAGGGAGTTTTGGATCCGCTGCTGGTTGTCTTTAATCCTCTTGTCAGAAGCGACAATCCAGCCTGTGGTAGCAGTTGCGTTGCCGTCATTCCTGAATTGGTATTCAGCAGTAGAAGGATTTCCAACGACAAACCTCGCGCCAGCGTAGGTCGTTCCGTCATTGAAAAACTGCAAAATGCTTTGGAAGCCACCGGGCGTAGAAATCATGAAGTTGCTAAAATACGGAGGACCGCCGGCTTGCTGCCCATTTAGAACAATATTGCCGCTGGTTGTTATGGTTCCGGTCGCCGTGACGGCACCACTTGCCGTGATGGCAGCAGCGCTGGTGGCACCTGTCACAGTCAAAGAACCAGCAGTGGCGGCATTCGTGACCGTCAGGGCGTTTGCCGTCAGCGTGGTGCCGTTAAAGGTCAGGTTGGCAGAACCAGCGAAGGAGTCGCTGCTGTTGTACTGCACCTGGGTGTTGGTGCCGCCTGGAGAAGGAGGGGTGGAGATGCTCAACCGCATGCCGGTGGCGCTGCCATCGCAGGAGACAATGGTGCGATAGCCCCTGGGGATGCGGACAGCAGATCCGCCGGCAGCAGACACCATGTACACTGAGAAGGTGCTGGTGCCGTTATTCACCGTCCACTGGCCGCCCTTCCCTGAAGGGATGGAGTAGTACACGTCAGCAGATGGCGTGCCGCTCACATCGATAAAAGGCGGCCTGTACTGCGCTTCAGTCAGCGTGATGGTGCCGCTGGTGCCGGTGGCGTTGATCGATGTCACACCGCCAAAGGCAGTGTCGATAAGCGTGAAGTCACTGTTGAGCGGGGTGTTCCAGCTAGCGCTGTTAAACGCGGGAAGCTCCAGGCCCTTGTTCGTGGTGTATGACATCTATCTCTCCGTTAGATCGCTTGATCAGCCAGAGACAGGGCCTTCGCCACCGTCTCGTCCGGCATATCCAGAATAGGCTTCGTGTTGCCGTTATGAGCCTTCTTGGCCCGATCGGCAGCATTGATCAACGCCTGCGCCTTCGCCCTGTGGTGGCTTGTTATGCGGCCACCTGAGGCGCGGGTGGCTCTGACTTCATATCCGCGCTCAGGTTCATTTGCTTCTGCACCAATGCCTGAATACACAGACATCCTTGCAAGAGCCCGGCTGAGATCAACGTCACTGCCGGTATTCGGGCGAATTGGGTTTCGCTGCAAAAGCGAGTTGGCCAAATCAGGATTAAGCATGGCTTCGCGGATCAAGCCGTGCATGCTTGTGATGCCAGCCTCTCGGGCAAGGGCAATCGGGTGATACAGTGCGCCTAATGTACCGCCAATGATACCACCCAACATTGGACTGCCTACTTGATACCCAAAGCCAAGACCTGTTCCAAACCCTGACAAAGCCCGCGCATGCAATGTTCTGAAAAACTCAAATTTACTGCGGTTGTTTGTATCTTGCCTGCTTTGGGCAAGCATATCTACAGCAGTGTTGGATTGCCCAGGCATGCGAGTGGAATTAAGCGACATATCAGAGCGGCGAATATCCGCAGCAATATTGTTAATTGAGTTCAATTCATCTCGGCTAAACACATGAGACAATGCTAATTGATTTTGACGTAAAAATCTTTGCAACCTAGCGCCATAAATTTGTGCAGAATTAAGGTTGTTGACATTATCTCCAAATGTTGGAGAAACGTAAGTTTCTGTAATATGATCAGCTACGGCGCGGCGCAAACCATCGCGTGCTTCTGGGTTATTAGACACAGTAGACGCAAGTTCGCCTATAAGTTGGCCAGAATTTCTTTTATTAAGTATATTACCAACTTCTGCTGTTACATTAACGGCGTCAGGATTGTCTCTGTTTATAAATTGCGCCAAGCTATTCCTGGAATTTCTTTGTGCAACTTCAGCTTGGCGTGCAGCCATTTCAGCGGCGACATTTGACGCCTCTACGGCTCCGCTAAAACGCCGGGAAATTTCTGGAAAAGCGCGAAGGGCATCTTGGTGTTGGGTTGCCCATCGCTCAAATTTAGCCGGGTCAATAACACCATCTGCACCACGGGCAGCGCGGAGCATGGACATGGTGGCATAGTCCTGCATCACGCCAATAGCAGCCGCGTCATCTCCTACGGCATTACGAAATGCCATAGCCCGATCATATCCTTTCTGCCCACTTGTAAACATCGTAGTAGCAACGGTGGGATCGGGGATTCGGTACTGACCACTAAATCCACCAGTGCGAAGAATTGCCCCAACTGGACCTTGTTGAAAAGTTTGAGCATAGGCGGCGTGAGCTTTTTTTGCTTCTTCCAAAGCCGCCGAGGCTTCGTCGGTCATATTGGGTATCAATGTCTGTGCGGGCGGCGGCTCTAGGCCCCAAACCTGCCGAAGCCGCTGTTCCATCGTGAGTTGAGAGCCGCCAGCACCAGGAGGCTGCGCCCTCTCATGTACAATTTGATTTTCAACTGCATTATCAATGGCCGATGCAACAGCCGTTTTAAGTTGAGAAAGGCGTCCCCAAGCAGTAGAGCGGCCATTTGTACGCATTTCATTAGACATTGCGTCTGTGATGTGGGTGTCTAAATCACGAAGATTTTGAAAAGATGTTACATCTTCTAGGTTTCTAGTCAATTCACGAATAGTATTCTCAGCGCCTTCAGGTTGTTGTGCCATAGGGCCAAGGTTGCCATAAATTTCATTGGCTCTAGTGCGTACTGAAGAAGAAACTACGTTTAAGTTTTTTTCTGGGTCTACTGCATCATAAAGATCCTTGCGATTTTCACGCGCTCTTTCTGCTGCGTTCTCAAGACTATTACGAATTGATGCGCCATAATCTTCTGGAGTTGATTCACCACCAACCCTAGATGCGCGATCAGCCGCTTCAGTACGGGCTCTTTCAACCGCAGCCATCTCTTGCTGGTCAATTTCATCAAATTGATTTCTGATGAATTTAGACACATCGCGCGGATCGCCAGTTGTTTGAATGTTATTCAATGCCTCAACACGCGCTGCATTTTGCGCGCGGCGCACGGCTTCAAACGACTGGTCGCCCATAGCTAGGGCTTGCCCCGCCACAGAACGCTCAAATTGTAGCAGATTAGGATCTTGAACCACTTGAGGCATGGTCGGTTCCGACCCTGGCACAAGCTCTTGGCGCGGTTCAGCCAGACGCCGCCTTACAGCATTTGGGTCGCTTGAGTTTTCATAAATTGCTTGGGCAGCGCCGGCATCGCGGCCAGACCGAGTAAATGGGCGCAAATATTCACGGCCAGCTTGTGTTGTTGCGCGAGCGGCATTCCAGCCGGCAGCGGTTGCGCCACCAGTAAGGATCTCAGTGGCCATACGCGCCAAAGGGGCCCACGATGCGCCGCCTTGCTCAGGGTTTTCATCTTCAGCCCTACGGATGGCGCGCTCGGTGATTTCACCGGCCCCAGTCGCGGGCGCAGACAATGCCACATTGGCGGCTGTGGTGCCTGGGGCCAAATTGCCAAATGCACGCGAGGCGATGTTATAAGCCTGTGGCGCAAGCCTCTCCAGGCCAGCGCGGCCCAAGCCATACACTTGGCCAGCCATGGTCAGGGCAGAGCCGGCACCGCTTCCTGCGCCGCGAGCAAAGGCTTCAATATTATTTTCAGGTTGGATGTTTGATGGATTAAGGCCGGGGTCGATGCGGCCAAGCTGGGTTTTAATCCAATCAGAACCGAGAGCAGGATTTTCAATCAAAGGGGCATCATACCCAGCAAGTCGAGCGGCACGAGACGGCAAATTCAAAATGCCAGTAGCTAAATCAACAGGCATTCCAACTGTGTTATACACAGCCTCATTAAATCCAGCAGGAAGCATGCCGGCAATTCGGCCAATCCGCTCAACTGTAGATCGCTCGTAAGGAACCTGGGGCTCATTTAGGGCCGCAACAAATGCCTCACGATTGGTTGGCCGATTTGGCCTTTGCTCTTCTTGAGGCTTCAAAGCCTCAATAATTGCGTTTGCGTTAGGGCGGAAAGGTTCTTCAGGCATTATTGTGTTCCTGTCGAATAGGCTTGTGCGCGATTCAGAACAGTATAAGGGGTTTCTGCATCTAGCCCATTAAAGCGGAAAACTTGCCCTGGCCGAACATTTGCAAATGCCCTCTGCACTGCCGGCGGAGCATTGTCAGGCATCACATAAGTTTGTCCTGGCACCCAATTGCGCTGGGCATCTTGTGGAAGTTGCATACCACGAATGTTGCCAACCCTACGCTCTGCTGCCGTTGTAAAGGCCTCGCTTGGGTTTGCCCGTGACCACGCATCATAAAATGCAGACGGGCTATTCCAACCTTGCTGCTGCGCCGCTTGCCAATCAGTCTGGAACTGCCTCAAGCGATACAAAGAACTAAGCCCGTTGGTGAGCATTTGATAATTTGCTTGAGGAGTATTGGTAATTGACGGCATGCCAGAAGACTGAACTCGGCTAAACTCAGCTTGAGTAAAACGAGAGTTAATAGCGGCTAATTGTTGAAGAGCAGCATTTAGACCTTCTTTTCCAAGCCATTGCTGGGCATCAACTTGACCTCTATTAATCGCATTGGCAATATCAGGCATACCCAAATCAGCCGCGTATGCAGCGACAAATCCCGTCATTTCGGAAGTGCGGCCAGATTGGAACAACTGTAGTGCGCGAGCCATAGAATGATAACGCTTAATGGCCTCGTCCATTACGGGGCCACTTGTGAGGTAGCTGTTCATATCCGCATCGCGCTCAATTGCCTGTTGAGCAGGGCGGCTAAGCTCCCGAATTTGAGTACCCGGCGGAAGATTTTGAGGAATAGGTGATCCGCCACCAGGAGGAGGTGCTGGAAGAGCCGTTGTTACAGCAGCGGTCGCTGGTGCCACCGTGGCAGTAGCAGGGCGCTGTTCATTAGCCGCAGGAGAAGGAGCAGCGGCGGGTTGTTGAACAGCCCCTTGAGGCGCAGGCGCTGAACTACCAGAAGGCGGCGCACGGCGTCTTGTTGGCTGAACCAAAGTCCCAGTTGCCGGGTCAATGTATGGCGCAAATTCATTTTCCGCTTCAGCGCGAGCGAGTGCCTCTTCCCTAGCACGTTGGGCATCACGCGCTATTTGCCGTTGTACAAAAAAGTCATTCTCTGGCCCACCATTAGGGTCTGGAATGGGTGTTTTGCCAGTACGGTATTCCCGTAGTTCATTTCGCAAACGGTCACGAGTCGATATTAAATCGGCAGGGATGTTACCTATGCCTAAATTATTGCCAGCAATTTCAATTTCATGCAAAGTGCGATTGAGATCAGCAACTATTGGCTCCAAGAACCTGTTTGCTTGTGCAAGCGCAGCAGCTTCTTGCGGATTGGCGGGAGGGGCAGCACTAACATCTGGCGTCCCCGTTGCCGCAGGAGGCGCATTTGCACCCGCCGTGGGAGCAGCAGGGCGAGCAACAATAGGAGAAGCCCCAGAAGTAACCGCCGGTTGATTACCCCCCCCAGCAGGCGCTGCCTGAGGAGTGGTTCCACCAGCAGGCGCTGCCTGACCGGCAGCAGGAGCCGCAACGGTTCCTTCAGCGGTTGGGCGCGCTTGCGCGTCAGACATGGCCCTGGCGCTTCTGCTGCCTGTCATCAAAGCATTGAAGAGTGTAGCGCGCTGTTGGGCGTGCTGTTCAGCGGTAAGCGGCGCACCACCAGTTTGATCAATAAACGCGATGCTGCCGTCAGGCCTGACAATACGCCTGTAGCGTTGATCGAAATTGTTCAAAACTTGCAGCGCAGCCTGTTGAGAAGCCGTCTCTTCGCGCGTTGCAGCCGTGCGAGCTTGTTCCTGAGACACTTCAAGCTGGCCACGAGCAACCTGCTGCTCTTCAGCCTTGTTCTGCATTGCAGCGTATTGCTGCGCGCCACCAGCCACGCCCTGAAGCAGGGCAGAGCCAAGGTAACGGCTGGGCGAAGATGCCATGGCACCAAGGCCGCTTAGAATGGGAACGAACCAATCCTGGTTGCGCTGCAACCAGTTGCCTTCGCCGCGCTCCCTTGGATAAGTGAAGTTTACACCAGAGCGCTGTTGGCGTTCTGCAACGCGGTTAGAACTTCCGTCGCCACCATCTGCACTAACATTCTGCGCCACAGCAAGTCCAGCCGGTGGTGTAGTGGCAGCCTGAGCCGTTCCATCCAACCCAGCAGGCAGCCTTGCGTTGCGATAATTGTTATCAAACTGCTCACGCAGTTGGGCTACAGTCATGTCGCGTAGTTCGGGATTGGCTCTAATAACCTTAGGCCCGACCACAGACGCAACGGATGCGTCAGGCGCAGCGCCAAGAAGAGAGCTTGCACCACTTCCGCCAAAACGATGCGCCAAGGCCAAAGTGCTGGGAGTTACCGCATAACCAGCAGTACGAAGCACGGGCGCATTTTGCCCTGCGTACCAGTCTGAGGCGCGGCGAGACATGGCCTCATCGTTTCGCGCTGCCGATACCTGCTCGGGCGTCATGCCTTGGAACAATGATGGGTGGGCCGCAGTGAAATCACCCCAGGTGGCATCAATAAATTGATGTGGACCACCTGCCGAGCTACGCGGGTTGCGCGCATTTGGCCTGCCGCCACTTTCGCGCTGCCTTACAATGTCGGAATAATCCCGTGCCTCCTGCGGGGTTAGGCCGCCGGGCGCTGCATTTGCATTAACGGCAGGGGCGTTTTGCTGCTGCGGAACAAGGCCAGCAGTCACCAGCCTGCGGTTCATGCGAGCATCAAGCTCTTCAGGAGGTATTACTAAACCATCAACAGGAGCCTCTGCCGCAGCCACCCCAGGTTCTTCCACAACCGTACCAGCCGTCTGATACCCATGCCGCATGCCGGCAAGCCCGCCGCCGGCAAAGTGCCCACGGTCGGCGGCGTCTTCAGTGGCCTTGCGGTAATCAACAGTACGGTATCCGCCGGCAAGGCCAACCGCGCCAGGGTGGTGCTTTTCAACGTCCTGAGCAATCAGGCCGATCTGGGTGGCAGGCTCGCCCTTGTACCGATACCGAACAATATCCTGGCCGTCGAAGGTCTTGCCGATCTTCTCAATGTCGTCCTTCAGGCGGCGGTCGGAGAACGGCAGCATCGCCGCCAATGCGGCAATACCTTCGCCAGCCCCTGCGGCAGCAGAGCCAAGGGCTTCCGCGCCTTTAATGGCACCACCAATCTGGCCTAAAGTGCCCAGAAGGCCAGGGCCAGAGCCAGAACCAGACTGGCCAGCGCCAGCAGGCTTTGGCGTAAAGCTATCCATCGCCTTCTTGTTCTTCTCGGCATCGTCATCTTTCAGAACGGCGTCAGGGATGTAGCCGCCAACCTCAGAGAAGGGCAGGCCGCCCATGGCGTAATGGCCGCGCACGAGGCCGCCCGTGGCACTACCTGGGCCATTACCAAAATCATAAGAGATTACTTCTGAAAGCGGTTCTGCCCGAGTAACCGGAGCGGAAGTAGTGTTGGCATTGGTGGTTGCCGGCGGTGTCGTTGGCGTATTTTCCCCCCTAAGCCGGTTAACAGCATTTGCAACGCCACCCTGGCTGGGGTTGTACTCACCACCTCGGCCAATCAAGCCCCGGCCACCCTGTGGGTTTGCCGTAGTAGGTTCGGACCCAAACAAGGCATTGCTGCCTTCCGTGTATGCGCTACCAATCGAACGAGCGGTATTAAGCCCCTGCATGGCTTGGCCACCAGCCCCAGGCTGTTCAGCGGCGCGCACCAGTTCAGCACGCATCAGTCCCCGCGAGGGAAGCTGCATCTGTGAAGTGCCGTAAGCGCCGGCCCGACCACCAGACTGGCCATACAGGCCAGCCTTGCCATAGGGGTACATCCCCTGGTGGGAGTTCAGGATCTCGGCCATCATCGAATTGATGTCTGGCCCGCCACCTCGAGCATAGCCCAGTCCAGACATTTCTGCCGCGCCACCAGCGGCAAAACCCATCCCTGCCATCTCTGGCATGACAGCGCCGCCTTCAGACGAATACCCACCAGCCAAACCACCGCCGGCAAAGTGCCCACGCTCGGCAGCATCGTCAGTGGCCTTGTCATAATCAACGGTGCGATAACCACCAGCCAAGCCCACGGCCTCAGGATGGTGCTTCTCAACATCTTGCGCGATCAGACCAATCCGCGTGCCGGGTTCGCCCTTGTACTTGTACCGCACGATGTCCTGGCCATCGAACGTCTTACCGATCTTCTCGATGTCATCCTTCAGGCGGCGGTCGGAGAAGAACGACTGCGGCGATGTCGTAGAAGCATTGGTGGTCGAGCCAGACAGCGCGCCAGTGCCCATGGCAATGTTTGCCAGGAACTGCGCGACCTGGAACGGATAGCCCTGGCTTTGCAGGAACTGGTTGTAATCTGCCGTGTTCTTGGCCTGCTGCGTCTGCTGCTGGACAGTGCCAGCGCCAAGCTGCGCCTGAGCCCCCTGGAGAGCCGCCTGCTGGGCCTGAGTGCCCAGGCCTGCCATACCCTGCCCGTAGCCCTGCCCCATGCTGTACAGGCTCTGGCCGGCCCCAGCGAGGGCGGCACGGTTAGCCTGAGAGGCTGCAAGCTGCTGCGCCTGCTGCTGCTGGGCTGTTGTAAGGGCCTGCCCGTAGCCCTGGTTCATCAAGCCGGCCACAGTCTGGCCGGTGGCCAGTTCCTGCTGCCGCGCGAGGTTGGCCTGGGCGATACGCCCTCGATCTCCACCGAAGGCCCCAGACTTAATCTGGTCGCCCAGGATTTGAGACTGCTCCTGCCCCTGCTGCTGGCGCAGGTTGGCCATGGTGGTATCAACCACGCTGCCCAGATAAGGCGACATGTACTGGTTGATGTTTTGGCCGGTCAGGGCTTCGGGATTGACCGGCATGGCAGAGCCCAAAGCAAGGCCAGAGCCGGCCTGATAGCCGGTATTCATGGCCTGCCCGGCATTGTTGTAATATGGCGTAGCCATGCCCTGGGCTTGGTTGATGTTTGAAATGCCAGCCTGCTGAGTGCCAGTCAGGGGCGCAACAAACTCACCGCTATATGGCGTAAACGGCTGCTCTGCCGTCCTTTCAGCCCGCGCGTTTACCGAGTTGTATCGCGCCAGGACTTCGGGCGGGATCGACACACTGGATTGCTGTGTAGTTGTCCCGGTCTTACCACCCATATCTACATGTCCCTATGCCGTATTGGTTTCGTCGGCGGGCTTCCAGTCACCCGTCCTGGCATTATACAGAAAAAACGCGCCAGAAGGATTGCCAAACTGCCGTTCGTAAAGTCGCACTTTCGCGTCTGTTCGTGTATTTGACAAGACGCCAATCATTAGCGGCAAATTCAGCTTATCCGCAACACTTTTTGCGAACTCGCACAGCCTCGCCGCCCTTCCACCCTTTGCACTTCTGTACTTCGGATGGACAAAAATCGCCCGCTCTTCAATGATTTCTTGGTCAGAGTACCACATGACAGCGGTGCGTAGCAAAATGGCGGCCTCAACCGTACCATCTTCACCGTCAATCAGGCCCATGATCCCCTTATCAAGGTTCAGCGCCGGCCAAATCTCTTGCAGAAGGCGTTCAGCCTTCGGCCTAACAAACCCGTTTTCATCCACAGCCATCAGGGCAAGGTCCATGATATCGTGAACGTCAGCAGGAGTACCTATCCGCACAGTTACCCCAGTCATCTCTCTCTCCTCAGTTGGTCTTAGGTCCAGGTAGACCCTTCAACGTCTTAATGGTCTTGGCCCGATACATTTTGACAAATTCATCCAATATCCGGTGCCCATCTTCCATAGACCCACCACCGATATTCTCTACCTCCGCAGGGGTCAATATGAACTCCCCGCCAGCAACAACAACAGGGACAGGCATTTCATCGCCGGCTGGGGCTGAACCACCTTCATTGGCGAAGATCATCTTCGCCACCCGAAACCCAGCAGCCGTATTACCCTCGCCCATGGCCGAAATGATGTCAGCCGGGATGACGTAAGAACCAGACGCCACATGCACGGGAAGGTGGTCAGTGCGGCCAGCCACGGGGCTATCAATGGCACCAGAGTGGATCTTACCGTCAGCCATGTTCTGCCGCTCATTAAGCCGAGGCATGCCGTCAGCCATCGTCTGCTTCTCGTCAGGAGGTGGCATCATGCGCGGCATCATCTGAGAGCCACCCACGGCAGACTTGCGGGCAGTATCCAGCGCCGCCGCAATGGCCTGCTGCTGGGGGTGGCCAGCCTTCACCAT